CTATCGATACTTGATTCTTTTACTTGGTCAAAATTTATTGAACCAGTTGTGCTTGTTGGTATTACTAACCATCTTCTATTTTCTAACATATTTTTAATTTTAAGTTAATCCGTATCTTGATTTTTGAGCATTATAATTATTTAAAACTTCATCCGCTGTAAAATCTCGGTCATATACCTTTATTGAATAAACGGCCCCATTTAATCTCTCACCACCAACGCCGCCTGCACTAGTTGTGTCAGCACCGATTCTATAATTTGGTCCGGCAGTTAAACTTCCAGTTAATGTTCCGGTATTAACAGCTACACCATTTTTGTATAAAACAGTGTACCCAAAACTTGTTCTAGTTACTGTCATGCAATATGTACCGGCACCAAGGGGGTATCCGGGATAATAAACAGCTCCCCCAATATAAAACCCATATTCACCAGATATCCAAACATAACTTGATGATGAATATCCTGAACCATAGGTTCCAAATATTTCACCACCACCATTAAATGCATTGATAGTATAAAAACATTCAAATGTAAATGGATTGGTTCCTAAAAGTATGTCATTTCTATTTAACTCAACATAGTCATTTGATCCATCAAAAGTTAAACCACCACCTTTGGCAGTTGTGTAACCAACACCATTATATAGTGTACCAACACTATTACCTCTAATAGCTGTCCAAGATGTTCCTGTACCAGGATACGATCTTGAGGTTCCAGCATCTAAAGCAAATGTTAAACCTTCAGTAAATATTTTTGGTCCTCTATATAAACCCATAACTATAAATAGAATAAAATTTGTTATTTAACCGATTAATATCCCGCAGAATAAGTGATAATCAGTATATATTCTTCCAGAACCACCACTACCCCAATAAATTAAATTACTGCAATAATCACCAACGTTTAGATACATTATACATGAGTTAACAACGCCATCAACGTGATTTGCAACGGTGCCATGACCATATATTGTGTGACTACTTTGGCTAGCGTTCCAACTAGAAGAACCATTTCTGGAAAAATTATAATGTATGTAGTTCGATGTACTATTACTGTCATTATGGTAATAATCTGATGTGTAAAAAAGATAATATCCAGCAACTGGTGCGGTATATCTACCAGTACTATTACTAAAGCCGTATGAACCAGCGCCTTGTTGGTTATTTGTCCATGACATTGTTGAACCCATTTCCCTCCAACCATTTACACCACCAAAATCTGACGCATATCTCCAAGCACCTGCTGCACCTCTAGAATTAAACCAAGGTTGACCAGATGACTTTAAATCTGTACCAATAGTTAGATTACCAGAAATGTTTAATATCCCACCTGTTGGTGTGAATATCGTTGAATCATATGTTGTACCGCCTACGTTAATTCCCATAATTTACATGATTAAATGTGCACAAAATAATGTGTGGTAAGCATACAATCTACCGCCACTCCCAGCCCAATATGGACGTATACTCACATAATCACCTTGACTTAAACTAATGACACCAGATACGTTAATACCATCCGCATAGTTGGCAACTTCTCCGTGAGCATAAATGTTATATGGAGTACTTCCGACATTCCAACTTGGTGAACCATTCACACCAAAAAGCCAATGTATATAATTTGCTGTACCGTTACTGTCATTGTAATAGTGTGTAGATGCGTGAAAATAATATTTTCCTGTTATTGGTGCGGTGTATCTGCCATTACTATTATTAAATCCATAAGAACCTGTGCCTTGCTGTGTGGACACCCAACCCATTCCAGAACCTAATTCACCCCATCCAGCACCTGAAAAACTACTATTATAAAGCCAACCACCAGTACCTCTAGCGTTAAATGCTGGTTGTCCACTAATACTAACGTTCCCAGTAATAGCAAGATTACCACTGACACCAAGTGAGTTACCTGATGCCGTGTAAGTTGATGATGTTAATGTGCTATTACCAATATATGTTGCCATTATACGAAAGGATCTGGGATTATATTAGTTATTCCATAAATGTCTGGTGGTGGGTCAGATGCTCTTTCAGCAGCACTTCTAATATTAGCTGCTAAAACAATTTCTTCTTTAGTACCAGTTATTGATTCACCCGCAGCAATCTTTCTTTCAACTTCTAATTGAAAAATTTCTTGAATTGCGTTTTCGCATCTTGCTTTAATTGCATTTTCCATCCAATCTTGTTGTGATAATGCGACATATCCTAATGCTTTGTCTTCTGCATCTGATAATGTAATTGTGTATGTTACCATATTTTACTTTTTATAAATATAAATATTATTAACCAACTAGTGCACCAAAAAACGTAGTATATGGTGCATAAACTCTTGTTGAATTTGCGTTTATATACATATGCATCTCAACGTAGTCACCAACAGCAAGTTGCATAACACCATTTACTGTTGCGCCATCTGCATAACCACTACTAGCCCCAGAATTACCTCCTGCAGCACCATACATATAAATCGTTAATGGGTTATACCCGTTGTTCCAATCTCTTGACCCATTTTTGGCAAATTGTAAGTGAATATAACCTGAACCAGTGTTATATGGCGCAGCTAAATCATTTAACGCATATGCACTTGCACTAAACACATACCAACCAGCTACAGAAGCGGTAAATCTCCCTGTTGAGGTGCTAAAATCACTACCTCTTTGTGCATCTGTTACCCAACCAATTTTTGACCCAGTAAACACTTGCCAATTACCAGCACCATCCCACCCAGTATTGTTTGGATATTGCCAACCATTACTATAAGCACCACCAGTACTTCCATTAGCACTAAATGCTTTTGTTGTGCCTTTTGTTACATAACCAGTTCCAGATAATTCCGTACTTGATAATGTAAACAATCCACTTGTAGGTGTAATTGTTGAGCTACTTAGGGTTGTACCACCAATATTGAAAGCCATATATTATTCTATTTCCGTTAGATTGATTTTGAACTTTTTACCATTCTTATTATTGATAATATACAGATTTTCTTCCCCTTCCTGAATAGTCCAATTACCAGTTGTACCATCAATTTCATTCCCACCTTCTTTACCTTCATTACTTAAGTGTAAGTCATTCGTAAAAACGTTTGCCCATCTAAGTGCTGATGTACCTAAGTTATAGGTGTTGTTAACTGATGGGAATATATGATATCCAAAACTAGTACCATTTGTTGTATTAACATTTATGAATGGTATACCTGATATATCTGAAATAGAGAATATGTCACCAGTTAAATCATCTGTTACCGAGAATAACTGCCCACTAGAACCTTGAATATCAACAATTGTTCCACCAGAACCATATACTTGTAATGGTAGTGTTGGTGTTGTGACGTCAGATTCACCATAACCGATTCTAACATCATTTGCCACTGTTAATCTACCGTCAGTAGTTAATGCCATAGCACCTTGTGCTGTTGAATGTCCTTCGTCACCCCACCAGAATCCTCTGCCGCTGTCGTTGTTAAATTGGAAGGTCATTCCCCAGTCATTTAAACCACCATAAGTGATTGCTGATTGCATACCAATAGCGTAAGGACTTGCACCCGTTGAATAAACGTTATATTTGTTTCTACTTGATGACGCATTTGTATTATACGTACCAGTAGCGGTAACGTTACTCGTTGATAATGTTGAACCATCAAATGTTAAATTTGATTCACCTTGAATTAGTCCGGCGGTACCTGTTGCTGTTAAAACATAATCGTTTACGTTACTATTAATTGTCGCAGCGCCTGATGAACCAGAACTTCCTGATGAACCTGATGAACCTGATGAACCACTAGATCCAGAACTTCCAGAAGACCCACTAGAACCTGAAGTACCTGACGAACCAGAACTTCCTGATGAACCACTAGATCCAGATGAGCCAGAACTACCACTAGAACCAGATGTCCCAGAAGACCCGCTAGAACCAGATGTTCCAGAAGACCCAGAACTTCCTGATGAACCTGATGAACCACTAGATCCTGAGCTACCTGAAGACCCACTAGATCCAGAAGTGCCTGACGAACCAGAAGAACCTGAACTGCCCGATGTGCCGCTAGAACCACTAGAACCTGAAGTACCGCTTGACCCGTTTGATCCCGAACTACCACTTGAACCTGAAGAACCCGACGTTCCACTAGAACCCGATGTACCACTAGAACCAGAAGACCCAGACGTTCCGCTTGACCCTGAACTACCTGACGAACCTGAAGTACCACTAGTACCTGATGATCCAGAACTACCTGAAGTTCCACTAGAACCATTAGAACCGGATGTTCCACTTGTTCCAGACGTTCCTGAACTACCAGAAGACCCAGATGTTCCACTTGAACCTGAACTACCTGATGTTCCACTAGTGCCCGATGTTCCACTTGAACCTGAAGAACCTGATGTACCAGATGACCCTGAACTACCTGATGTTCCAGATGAACCCGCAGTTCCCGATGAACCGGATGTTCCAGACGTACCACTTGAACCTGATGTACCCGAAGTACCTGAAGTAGCAGCAGTATATGAAGTTCCGTTAATAAATAAATTTGAAGTTACTCTTAACGTACCTGTTATTTCTGTATTTGAATTTATTGATACTAAAGTACCCGTATCAGTTATATTTGAATCGTTAAGATGGTCACCACCTGCCGATTTTGCTATTTTACCACTTGTTAACGATAATTCAGACCCTAAAGACCCTGAACTACGTGGTCCAGATAAAAACATACCCCCACCATAACCAGCATCACTTGAATTTTGATATATCCATCTGTTATTAACAGAATCCCAAAGAATTGATCCGGTGGCATTATTAATTGAACCAGAATCAAATACCTCTAAACCACCAAATCTGGCGCCTGGATTTGAAGTGTTAACTGTGATAATATTATCTGCAATTCTAAGTTGTGATGATGTTACATATAATATTGAAGAAGAACCTAATACTGTAAAGTCGTTTGTAACAATTAATGAACCTGATATAGTTTCATTGCCGACAACCGTTAGTAATGAGCCATCAAATCTTAGATTACTTTCAACTGTAGCATTTGGTGAGGAACCATTAAGTGTTAAGATACCGTTATCTTGTGTTCCAGTCATTGTTACAGTACCGCTAGATCCACTAGAGCCAGATGTACCACTGGTACCACTTGAACCCGAAGAACCTGATGTTCCACTAGATCCACTTGATCCCGATGTTCCACTAGATCCACTTGATCCCGATGTACCAGAAGTTCCACTTGTTCCAGAACTACCTGAAGAACCTGATGTTCCACTAGAACCTGAACTACCACTAGTACCACTAGAACCTGACGTTCCTGAGCTACCAGAAGACCCTGATGTACCACTAGAACCAGAAGACCCTGACGTACCTGAAGTGCCACTTGTTCCAGATGAACCTGAACTACCTGATGTACCACTAGATCCTGAAGACCCGGATGTGCCACTCGTCCCAGACGTACCACTTGACCCTGAACTACCACTTGTTCCAGAACTACCTGAAGAACCTGATGTACCACTAGTGCCAGCCGTTCCACTAGAACCTGAACTTCCAGATGTTCCAGACGAACCCGAAGAACCTGAAGTTCCGCTTGACCCCGAACTACCAGAAGAACCTGACGTTCCACTAGTGCCAGATGTACCACTCGTTCCTGACGAACCAGAACTTCCTGAAGACCCACTCGTACCTGAAGTACCACTCGAACCAGAAGACCCAGACGTACCTGAGGTTCCACTTGTTCCGGAAGACCCAGAACTTCCTGATGTTCCGCTTGAGCCACTAGAACCCGAAGTACCAGCAGTTCCTGAACTACCAGATGTGCCTGACGTACCACTAGAGCCGGCAGTTCCTGATGAACCACTAGTTCCTGATGAACCAGAAGTACCTGATGTTCCGCTTGTTGCTGAAGTATAAGATGTTCCGTTAATATTTAACGAACCGCTAATAGATAATGAACCTGTAAATTCATGAAAATCGTCTGAAGTGTTACCAAATTTGGTTGAACCACTTTCATATAGTACTGATGAACTAACAAGAGAGATGTTTACCAAATCCGCTGTTAAGGTACCACGTACGATTAAATTATTTTCAATTTCTGCTGATCCGGACACAACAAGTCCGTTCTTAATTTTAAATTCGTTTGCCATAATCTATTAGTTTCACTTTCCACTAATGTGTTACTAATAAATACTAATTTTAAACGAATTAAATGGGTATTAAATAATTAATTTTAAGAGCACCCGCCAATCGCTCTATAAAATATTTCAACAACCCAAGTTCCAGTTGTGAAATTGGCTGTAACAGCCCCAGTATTGTTAATTGTAAATGTAAATTCGCTAGTATCTCCAATATCCATTGTTGACGTTTCACTATATTTTACAGTGCTTCCATTCCATACACCCATAACATTACCTGCTCGCATATTACCACTTTTTTTGATAACATAATCTATATTCACACCATCAAATGTGCTTAAATTTAAAACAGTCGTTGTTGACGCTAAAGACACACAAGTTGTTCCTATTTTTGCGTTGTTAATGGTTAAGGTTCCATTAATTGTTTGATTAGCTGTAAATGTGTTTGAACCAGTAATTGCATAACCAAATTCAGTTATTTGTAATGAACCACTAACGATTCCAGATTTCCAAGAAGGTACTGTCCCATTATTTGATAATACATAACCAGCATAACTCGCACTAATTTCCGGCAAACCACCACCAACTGTTGCTGTAACCGTACCAGATTGTGCACTTGAGAATGTGATAATCATTTGGTTATTACTGTATGCCAATATATTGGTAGGAATAACCACATAACCTAAACTGTCATAAACAGTAACTTCTGGGTATTGTTCTCCTAAATTGTGGTTAAATGTCCAAGTTGTTGCAGGTGATGATTGTGTTAGTTTAGCTGTCCTACCTTCGGCACCACCTCCAGCATTTAACGCAAATGAAGCAGTTAAGGCATATGATGAACTTAACACGGTCATTGATCCTGTTTCACTTGTTAAAACTACACTTGATGTGAATAAATTTAAAGAATCAACGGAACCTGTTATAATATCTAATGTTGTGATGATAGATGATGATAAACTAGTAATCGAACCAGTTATAATATCAATTCTATCATTTAGTGATGACGATAATGATGTCGCGCTAATGTTTAATTCTTTAACATAACCATTACCATTAGTATCACTAGTTGATGTTGTAATTTCAATCCCACCTGCCGGAATAATTTCAAAAGCATCAGAACCTGTTGCTCTTAATATTGATGAACCAGACACAAATATGTCTTTGAAGTGTGAACCGATTGAAACGAATGCTGTGCCTGGATCTGTTTCTTCAACATTTAATCCAGTACTATCATCAAATTGTAACTTTGTAAATGTTTTATTTACTGTTGTTCCACTAATATCTGAACCAGATATGTGAAATGGTACTGTTGTTAATCCGCTAGCATTACCAATAAATGAACCTGAAAAGTTTGACGCTGTTACAGCTCCAGTAAGATGTATTGAACCTGTATTAACCGTGTTTGTTAAAATTAATTCCTCAACCGATGGCCCGAGAGAACCAGATTTAGCCATATAAACCTTACCGTCAGTAGTGTTTAATGCTAATTCTCCCAATTGTAAATTCGAGTTAGTGGGTTTTTGACCGGATACACTACTCCTACGCAGTTTTACTATTTGTGCCATATATATGGTTCTCTCCTATGTTTTGTGGTATGTACCACGGTTAATTAGACCTATGTAGGTCTTCTTATAAATACATAAAAATTAGGATTAAATAAACGAAATCCAAGAAAAATTATCTTACTTAGCTCATATTAAAAATGATTGAAGCTGAATAAACTATATAAACAAAAAAAGGGAGAGTATTAAACTCTCCCTTTTGTATTATTGAAATTCTATGTTAATACGAACCACCGTCAATTAAGTCGGAGAATACTAGTGCACCATTAGATACTTTGTAACCTAATAAACCATCAGTTACTTCTGTAACAACAGTTGTTGAAACGTAACCAAGTACATTCGAACCGTTTTTGAAAACAATCGCAGATGTTTTAGATCCGTTATCGGTTCCACCTGAGTAAGATAATGTAACGTTACCAGCAATTAAAGTATTTCCGTTTGTTGATGTTACTTGGAATTTATTTGTATTATAACTTAATGTTGTACCATCATCTGTTAATGAACTATCACCGATTGTATTAGAACCAGTTGCTTTAGGGATTGTACCACTAGTTAAACTTGTTTCAGAACCATAAGTTCCCGCAGTTGTACCAAGTAATTTACTTGATTGACCACTAGCAGAAACAAACATCCAATAATCATTTAATGAATCCCATACCAAAGATGCTGAAACACCAGAAGAACCTGAATCGATAACTTCAAATCCGGCATATCTTTCAAAAGGTGAATATGCGTTTAATCTAATTATATTATCATCTAATTCAATTGTTTGTGATTGAATGTGTACTTCTGTAGCTGATCCTAAAACTTCTAAGTTACCTGAAACATATAGGTTTGCTTGTAATTGTGTGTTACCTGTTACTGTTAGTACACCATTTATTGTGGTGTTACCATTAATTGTTTGCCCACCATTAACAGTTAATGAACCTGATGTTCTAATATCGCCATCATTTGTGTCTACCTCAAATTGACCATTTCCAATTTTGAAAAGAGTGCCATTATATGTAAATCCTGAACTGTCAATTAATGAACCGCCCACACCTACTGTAACAATTCTATCCTGTGTTAAATCTTCAACTGTTGCAGATGATAAAGTTGCTTCACCATCAACATTAATTGTGGATTTAAATTGAGCTGAACCTGTTACATCCAAACTTGAGTTCATACCTACAGCACCTTTAAGTTCTGATGTTGAATCAACCTGTAATGTTGATTTTAAAATTGCTGAACCTGTTACATCCAAAGTTGAGTTAAGTCCTGTTGCCCCTTGAACTTCTAATGTTGATTTTAAAATTGCTGAACCTGTAACATCCAAAGTTGAGTTAAGTCCTGCTGCTCCTTTAACTTCTAATGTTGAATTTAAAGTTGTTGAACCTGTAACATTTAATGATGAACTAATAAACACACCGTTTACACCAACAATTGTTGCTGTTTGTGCACTATCATTAATCATTAAGTAATTGGTGTCGTCACCAAAGAAACTTAAACCATTACTAGATTTAATGTGTACATCACTTGCGCCTGTGTTATAAATTTCAAAATATCTTCCGTCGATTTGATCGGGTTGTAAATAAAGTGAACCAGTACCTAAAATTTTGTCAGTGAACACTGAACCAGTTACTTGTAATGAAGAACTAACAATTACACCATTTACACCAACAATTGTTGCTGTTTGTAATGAGTCATCTATTTTTAAGTAATTTATGTCATCACCAAAGAAACTTAACCCACCATTAGATTTAATGTGTGTGTCAACTGTTGATGTATTATAAATCTCAAAATGTCTTGAATCATTTTTATCTGCCTTTAGATATAATGAACCGGTACCTTGAATGTTTGTTACTTCAAGAGCACCAGATAAATTTAAATTACCGTTATCAAATGTTAAACCACTATAATCAGTTAATAAACCATCAGCACCCACAACAACCATTCTCTTTTCAGTCAATTGATCATTATATAATGAACCACTAATAACGGTTACGTCACCACCATTACCTAAATAAGTGCTACCACTTACAACTAAGTCAGTTAAGATTCCTAAGTTATTAAAATTAACTTGTTGTGCTTCTAAAGTATTGATATATGCAGTTCCACTTACGTGTAAATTTCTCCAGTTTTTATTCGTTGAACCTAAATCAAACGAATTATCCACAATTGGTATAATTGAAGAACTAACTTCACCACCAAATTGGATAATATCTGTTGTTTGATCACCAATTGTAATGTTACCACCTAAAACGATGTTACCCGTTAAATCTATTGATCCTGTTTGGATGGTATTACCGCTAATTAAAAGATCACCATTTAAATTAGTTGTACCTGTAACTGTTAAAGTTCCACCAGTTATATTTGTAACAAATGCGTTACTACCAGTAAGTGATGTTATATTACCATTTGTACTTGTAAGTGTAGTTCCAGTAATATTTGAAATATTAGCGTTACTACCTGTAAGTGATGTAATATTAGAATTAAAACTAGTAAACGTGTTTCCTGTTAGATTCGTGTAATTCGCGTTACTACCAGTAAGTGATGTTATATTACCATTTGTACTAGTAAACGTGTTTCCCGTTAGGTTTGTGTAATTCGCGTTACTACCAGTTAAATTGTTAATTGTTACACCAGAAATTAAATTTCCTTCGATGTTACCTGTTAAATCTAATCTACTGTTACCGTCTTTACTTAATACGTACAATGATTCATTTCCTGACGCATAAAATGGTGTTCCATCAAGTACCGAACCATGTGAACCAACAGTTAATGTTGGGGCGGCTGAACCCTGATAAATTTTTGAAGTTGGGCGGTAAGCACCTGCTGCACCTTCTGTTTCACCTACAAATAGGAAAGGTCCGTTTAAGTCACCGATTGATCCGGTGGCCATAACCAGTTCACCTATTCTAGCTGTAACATCTTTCAGTTGTGTGACGCTACCCCTTCTGTGTTTAATTATTTGTGCCATTTTTTAATTTTAGTTGTTTTATATAAATACTTTATTTTTAATTAGAAAAATCCATCACCACAATCAAAAATTGCAAACTGATTAGCGTCAGCTAACCTACCTAGTCCTTGTATTGCTAATGATGCGGAAATAACTTGTGAATTTATTTGATTTTTAACGATATTCATTGCCCCGGATACAATTAAAGATTCTCTATTAGGATCAGTGGTTTGAATTAACGTAGTTGTACCCTCAACTCTTAAATTACCCTTAATTGTTAACGAACCAGTTAATTCTAAATCGTTTGTTGTTGCATAAAATGAGCCGGTTGGTCTCCAAATACCGCTTTCATTGATTGCTATTGCGACTGAACTAGAAAAAGCGTCATAATCACCTTGTAATATTATCGCTTCCTCAAACCCTTCAGGGCCTGCAATCCATTGGTCATTTACAGTGTCCCATAATAATGAACCTGAGATAGTATTTGGCGCAGTTGGGTCTTTTATCAATAAACCACCAAAAGTAGCTGCTGAACCATTTAATTCAATGATGTTATCACCTATACTAACAGTGTTTGACTGTATCGCTGTAGTTGTACCTTTAACCAATAAGTCACCCTTGATTGTGACATTTGAACCAGTAAGTTCAATAGCGCTTTTTAATGATGCTGTATATAAATTTAATTCGTCAGTTCCTGATCCAGCAATGACTTCGGCTAACGTTTGCCCTGAAATATATAAATTATCTGCGTAAACCGCATGCAATGCTCCGGAGATAGCCCCCAAATCAACAATCGACCCCGATGGGACGTTTGCTGTATCAATTTGTAACCAATTTATCTGTTGTAAAGCCATTTATGTCTAGGTACTTTAACATAAATACTTTTATTATGTTTCTTGACATAAAAAAAGGGGATTTTTCATCCCCTTTATTAAAATAATCTTAATTAATGTATTTTAGTATCTTTTCTAGCAGTTCTTCTTTGCTCTGATAATCTCTCCCAGGAACAAAAATTGGTCCGGCACCTGTTTCAGGATTTTGTAAATATGTTGTTGGTAATGAGTTTTTACCAGTTAATTTAACAATCTCATCAAAAGTTGATTTATGTTGTGAAATTTCAAGTTCGTTAAATGTGATATTATTTTCCTTTAACATTTTTTTTAATTCAACGCAGTGACTACACCCATTTAATGTAAAAATATTAACTGTATACATAATTAAAGTTTTTCCAAATGTTCTATATAAAACTTATCTGGATTTGCCCCAGCAGATTGATTGATTAACGTTTCACCATCATAAATTTTAACTGTTGGGACAGACCTAATACCACTCTCCGCCATATACGATTGATTTTGGTCAACATCTATTTTAACAAATTGAATATGTGAAAATTCTTGTTCTAATTTTTCTAATCTAGGCATTAACGACTTGCAGGGTCCACACCATTCAGCGTAAAAGTCCACTAGTAATTTTTCCCCGTTATTTAATTTTGTTTTTAATTGTTCTGCTGTTATTAATTTCATTTAAAATCCTATTTTACTTGTATTTTTATTTGTTGATTTGATAAGTTCAATGTCTATATTATATATATCCGCAAGTGTCATTGCTTCTTCTGAAACAATATCTTTTTTTAGATGCTTTAATAAATTGTTTGTATCCTCAATTGCTAGTTTCTCAAATTTATGTTCAGCAATTAATCTACCTTTTCTTAGTAATGCTTGGTCAATACGTTCTCTTTTCATGTTAAACGTTGCAATTATTTGGATGTTCAAACAATCACCCAAAATACCGTCTGTTATGTTTAAAACATTAGACACACCGGCCGGAGAACCATTACCCTCTCTATCTGAGATTACACGTTCAGCATCTTCAATTACTAAAATACTGTCACGATGTTCCATTAAGAATGGTATGATTGATGGTTCAGATAATGCTTCAGCTAATGATGGCGGAATAAATAAAATATCCTTTTCGGTTATTAACTTGGTAATGTACTTTAGATAAGATGTTTTTCCAGTACCTGGCTCACCGTGTAATAAAATAATACCCTTACCTCTTGGTTTATTTAGTTTTTCAATAATAACATCGTGAACCTTTAAGAAATCTTTACCGTAGTTTAATCCCAAATCAATATCTGGTATTGGTAAATCATAATCTTGCGTTTCTAAATGTCCCATCTCACTTTTAACCAACGAAATGTTTGCTTTAATTTTTTTCTTTTCGTATTTTTTCAAATCTAAAAAAGAGAATTGCTCATCCCTTTTACCCTTTTTAATATTGTAAAAAAACTCTATTTGGTATAAGTCAGGATCTTTTTCTGAACAGCTAGAAATCTTAATCATAATCTCTTTTTCCTTGTGTACTAAAAGATTATCATTATAGGTGTCATGTCTACGATTTCTAACATTACGACATTCAATTTCAAAACCATTCTCCGTAAAGTGCGTGAAAACAAATGGGTTATAATATTCTTTACCCGTCTCTTTTGAGACCACAGAATCAAAATAAAGTAAAAATAATTGTTCTGATGGTATATCAGTACCATATGTTGTCTCGTATATTTTTAGTTCTACTGGAAATTTTCTCATAAATTAAAGATACGTAAAAAAAGTGAAAAGTGAAACCTAATTCAATGAAGTTGGTGGATAATCGTTAAAAATAAAATAGATTCCTTCTTGTCTATACTTCGGCCTTTCGTCCACAGTTTCTAATACAACGTTTAAACGCAAGGATTCCATTTGCTCTTTTGTCAATTCTGGTTCTCCGTTCTTTTTAAAATTTTTTTCTGAAATGTTTGATAGTTGGGTGAAAAATTTATCTTCATTACCATTAACAATGAAATAGTTTCTAGCATCTTCATTTATTTTAAGGAAATGTTTAATGCGTTCTACATATATTAAAACTTCTGGGTTACTCATATCTTTTTAATATTTTGAATGTCTATTGTTACAGGTGTTAAGCGACCAAAAATTTTAACTTGCAATTCCACTTTGTCACCTTTAATTTCCATAATGGTACCGTTGAATGAAGCAAATGGTCCGTCTGTTAGTACAACATCCTCACCCGCTACAAAGGTAATTGATTTTACATACTTATGTTCATTTAACATCTCATCTTTAATAATTTTACCAATATCGTGTCTACCCATCAATCTAGGTTTCTTATCCCCTAACATAGACATAACAAAAGGATGGCTTGAGATTTCTTTTAATTCATTATCGTTTAATTCTCTTGGTGTTTCAAAATAAAGATATCCGCTATACAATATTTTATCCCTTAAAACCTTCTTTTTTCTTAATACAACAAACTCCTTTTCCATTGGGCATATGAATCTATTTACGTAACCCATTCTATCTAATGCGATTAACGTATTAAAATTTTCATTCATTTGTCTTTCTTTTCCTGGTGTTACTTTTAACACATACCATTTGTTTTCCATTCTAATAAATATTTTTAATTAGATTATTAAATATATTACAAAAAAAACAAAAAAAGAAATATTGGGTTGAAATATATATAATAAACCACTATATTACCTTATGTCATGTACAAGTTGTAAAAAGAAAGAATTAAAAAGACAGTTTGATGAGGTTAGCGAATATACCACAAAATCAGCTATTTGGTTCCTCGTTATCTGGTCAGCATTTGCTGTTTATGGGATTTATTCTTTAATCACCAAATTCATATGAAGCAGAATTTTAAGTATTTCATAATCTTATATCTAAATGGTGTAAAGAAGAAAGTTCTACATAAGTGTGCAAAACGTAGCACTATTATGGACTACTGGTCAGAGTATAAAACGCAAAGAAAACCAACATATTGTGCTGAAATTAGAGGTAGAAAGCGCACTAAGTTAAATTTTGAATTGTTCCTAGTTTACCCCATCAATAGATGGTCAACTACTGATAAAGCATATAAAAAAGACGAACTAGGTAGAAATATCGAGGTGTCCTTGGATGATCCTAAGTTTAGGGTTAAAGAAATAATACCTTGGTGGGAAGAAGAACGTATCTATGATTTTGAACAAAAAAAACACATCCGTTATCACGAAATGATGTTCAAACTTAATAGGATTGAGGAGATTTGTCAGATATTCACATTGAACAATAAAATATTCGTTCAAATAGAAAATGATGTCAAAGTGTTTGGTAACAAAAATCTACATGATACTGATAGATTATTTGAATTGGTAAAAAATGATTTACATAAGAAGAAAAGAAGGAACTTTCTTTTCATTAAAGATATCACAACCTACCAAAGAAAACTACTCTATGATTTTTTAATCACGAAGGGTTTTAGTAGGCATGAATTGTTTAGGCATTATTCATATTAAATAATATGTTAACCTCGCCTATTTGAATATTAAAAGTGTCTTTTGGCATACCGCCGCTCATTTTAGTTTTACGAGTAACTAAAGTATAAACTTTTTCAAACTCTGCTCTGTTTAATTCAAAAACAATTGTACTTGAGACACTAACCAAGTTACACCTTTCAACTAAATCAGATATTATCGCTAATTGATTAAATAAGTCACCCTTTTTTTCCATATCCGAAAATCATTAATATCTTATCTAATATAGATATCTTTTTCTTTGGTTTAGGTTGAAAGAATTTTGATTTATCTATTTTTTTTATTTCTTCTATTACTTTTTGCTTATGCAAATCAATCTCCGTCTGGTCCTTCCCCATCTCCCGATTCAACCAGTCCAGCCCCTGTTTTATCCGTTTCTCCATCTTCTTTTTGAATATTAATTCCTTTTAATTTATCTAATGGTTCGCTTTTAAATTGATCCTGTAATTCTCTAATCTTGTTTTGATATTCTTCTTGCAATTGCCTTTGCTTATCCTTAAATAATATTTCCTTTTCTTCTAATTCAAGATTGTATTTAATTATTTCTATGGCACATGACCTTGCAGTGTTATACCCCTCTTGTGTTGCTAATGCAATTAATGAAACTAATTGGTATTTGTCGTTCTTGTCTTGAACTTTATACCCCATTGATTTATATTGCGACACAACTTCTTGGATATGTTCTATCCTCCAGTTTGTTGGTATTTTTAGGTCTAAGCTGACATTCTTTTCAATCTCTCGCAATGAAAAGAAATATGGTCGTAAATCTGATATTAGTTCGTACACGTTATACAATAATAAATGTTATCACATATGAAATTGCTAAATAAATGAACACTTGATTCACTTTAGCAATCTCTATGGGTTTAGGATTTTCATCTCTTAATTTAAGAAGAAACTCAATAGCAAACCTTAATAGGTATACTAAACTGAGCACCAATAAAAAAGTTTCGATTTGTTTAATCATGTTTTTTAATTTCTTCTAGAATATCTTTTCTGTATACACCTAATAGTGCTTTAATTTCTTGTGCATGTTTTCTTGCTCTAATAGATGCACTTCGATTTCCCTTTTCAAACACTTTTTGGGTATCAACAGACATCTTTTCGACAAGCTCTTTGATTTTCTTTAAAGTTTCCATAGTAATTATTTTGATCTAATGTACATAAAAAAACCCGGTTTAACAAGTCAATATCGAGGTTTTTTTTTACTTTTTGATATTTGACTCGAATACCTTGTATATTTCCGTTAGGATATCTAACTCAGATCTGGTTTTTTTGTAATTGAATGTGAATAACTTATAAAAATAATCTTTGATTCGATTGTTCTTACCTTCAACCTCATTTATATAGAATGCTTCGTGGAAAAAAGCCCAAAAATAGTCATAGTGGGCACCACTTTCTTTAAAATGAATGTTCTCTTTCTCGAAATTAGATAGGGTTTTTCTCCAGCACCAATCGAAATGCCCCTTTTGATCCTTGTCTTCATTTAGAACATCAGGACCCAAGTAGGTTTCTTCGATAATAGTGTGTAAAGTTGTGATTAAATCGTGAAACAATTCAACCTTTTCGCGTATAATATTATAAGCGCGATACCAAACCTCCACTTGATTTTTGTAGTTTTCCGAGGAGATAAATTCTAAATACCCTTCCTGTTTTCTCATACCCAAATATATTAAAATATGCGGATAAAAGGAAAATTTAAAAGGTTATTATTGAGTTTTTTTATTGTACTGAACCATATCCTTCATTCTTTTGATTTCCTCATTAAGAACTGATTTGGTTTTTAAAGATTCATTAACCGACGATGTTTCTTTCGATGGTTGAATATCTTTTTTGTACAATGGCATCTTTTTAACGTTTTCTTTTTTTCTTTCTACCGCTTTCGCTATTTTTTTACCTAAATCACTTTTGATTACATTAGCAACGTCACCATCTTGTGCGTTTCCAGTTGTTTTGTCACCTTCTAATGCTTTCTTTAATCTATCTTTAAATTGATCTGATGGCTCACTATCATATTTTAAATCTAACATTGACCCACCTCTCCAATCTTGAACATATTCATCTTCATCTTCTGAATTTGTTCTAGCTGCTTTTTCTTTTTCTTTACCTATTTGATTAGGGAAATCTGGATTATTATTATTCTCAAAATTTAATGACTTTTTGATTTTATCACCAGTTTCTTTGTTTGCGTCAGTATTAATTTTACCACTTTTACTTTTCATATCAGTAGCAATTCTTAAACCTGGAACAGATTCTTTTACTATTTTATTAATGAAGTCAACTAATTCACTTTCAGTTAATTTAACCTTTCTTTTCTTGCTTTCATTCATTGCGCCACCACACTCATTACACACACCTTCGTACATTTGAGAACCGCACTCAGAGCACATTTGAGCATCATCTTCTGATACTTCACCTTCTTCTGATTTTGGTTCAAATTTTAATTTATTGAATGAATATTTGTCTTCAGAGTCGCCCATTGATTCATTATGTTCTTCAGGTGTTTTATCTTTTGAAGTTTTAGTATTTATGTTCTTTAAAAACTTATATTTTGAAGTATCTATTGCCATATCAAATTTTTTGCTGTGTTCAGAGTCATCACCTTCTTTCATATTTGAACCACATTCCATACACTCATCTTCTTCCATTTGTTTGGACCAGCATTCTTCAACATCATATTCTTTACCATCTACTGTGAATGATTTTTCACCAGCATCTTTAGCTGCTTTAAGAGCTCCTGTGAACTCATTTCCTTCCATTGGTTGTTTTTCTGTTTCCATGTTTTCTAAATTTTCACCCATTTCGTCTAATTCGTCAATGGATGGTTTTGGTTCTTTTTCGATGATGAATTCTTTACCTGATTTTTGGTAGCTATCTAATTTTTCGTCTGCTTCTTCTTGAGTTGCACACATTTCAATAGGTTCACCTTCTTTATTTTTTATTATATATACTTCGTCAGCACTTTCTAATATTGCTTTTTTAACCTCTTTAGCAAGGGTATTTTCTATTAGTTGTTTTAATTCGTTAACTTTCATACTAAATAAATATCTGTTTTATTTCATTTAATACTAATTTTTCAACTTCTTTAGGTGAAAACCCGTGTTTTTTTGCAACTTCGTTAATTGCTTCCTTTAAACCCTCTACTTCCGAAATAAACTCTAGTGAATTAATATCCCCTTGGTTACAATAAGGAAACTTTTTACATTTTTCCTTTACCGCAACATAAACACCTCCAGGACCACCCCACTTAGGAAAATTTTTATCTTTAACCGCTCTACTAGTTTTAACACTGCTTGGTCCACCAATCTTTAATGGTGATTTACCACCAGCGCCGAATGGTACATCATAAGCCCCGGATGATGAAGCGTCAGTAGCTTCGTCCATATCTTGCTCAACATTGTATTTCTTGCTGTTTTTAAGCCCAGAAATTGGTTTCTTTATAACTTTACCAAGACCTTTGTTTTTAGCGCCTAGTGGGGCTGAAAATGCTCCAGATGACGATGCGTCGGTTGATTCTTTATTCTCTTTTTTCATAATATTTTTACTTTCTTCTATTGGGTCTTCAACATCTATCTTATCCGTCGCATCTATTACCCATAGTTTTGGGTTTATGTTGTTTTTAATCAAACCGGCTAACCTTGTGTTACCACCTACTAAATCGTAATAATCCTCGTATATTTTAACAGCTATCGGTATTTCAATAACACCTTTCTTAAAGTCCCTTTCAAAGCGTATTTTCTTATCTTTATCTAAATTTTCATAATCTAAATCAACATTACCTAATTGGTCTTTAATTGATTCATAATTTAAAATCTGAAAATTTTTACTAGCAAACTCAACCCACGCCTTCTTTCCCATTTTTTTTAAAAATGAGTATCTACGTGCTTCATTCCATTCGCGGTTTAAATTTGGCTTAGTATACTGCATTATTTAACGCTTTTAAGTGCTGATTCCCAGAAACCTTTTCTTTGCCATAAGGTTTTGAATAACTCAACAACAACTTTAGTTGACAACTCAACTATCTTATCATCAATTTTTTTTGAACCTAGTTCTTTCTGAATGATTTTAATTACAATTTCGTGTGCCTTAGTTGTGTCTAAGAAATCCTTGATTTCCTTTTTGGCTATTTTTTCAATTTCCTTCTTATCGTCGTTACTTAATGCCATTTTAATTGTTTTTTCTATTTAAAATGAAATCATTAGCGGAATCACTAAATGTGTGATAGAATTTTTCAAGTTTATCCATTACTTGAATAACTTCTGGTTCTAACTTAGTCATGTCGCAATTAACATACACACCACTCTCAGATCCAATAACAAAGACAAAACTAATATCGTTGTCTGGTATTGTACCATCTAATCTAACCTCATCTGTGGTGATGTTAAATCCCTCTTCAAATTCTGCTAATTCAGCTACTTGCTGACGGAAATTATCAATTAATTGTGAAATTGCTTGTTTCTCTTCGTCTGAAATCATTAAATCTTTTTCATCGGATGAGTGAATTTTCACCTCAACGTCGTTTATTACTGTGTAATCAACCCCATTATCTGGTGTTGGTTCAGTTTGTTGGATATCTTCTTTAAGGATTGACGATGTGTTTGACTTAGATTCGTTTAACGTTCTAAGTTTGTTTAACATCTTTTTTGTATCATCGTATCCCCAGTTCTGCTTGTTTGACATGTTCTTCGAATATATTAAAATTAAATGAAGGGTTTATATCAGTATAAATATTCGAGAAATTGGATTTACTTAATATTCCGCGGAACTTTTCACAATTTTCAATATAACCAGATGATGGTACGCAGTGATAGTTAATATCGTACTCAACACAGAGTACCATACATAACTCCGCCAAGGAATTCATTTGAGGTTCGGTGTACCTATCCCAAAAACTATAATTGCGCCAATTCTTAATGTAGGGGTCGGCTCTATATGGGCTATTAATCCAATTAAAAAGTATACCAGTTACACTATGTTTATTTAACCAACCTAGATTTTCAATGGCAATTTTAATTTGCCCATTATCTATTTTAGGTATCTTAAATGTGTTTGATGAATATTCTGGTTCAAATATTTTATAGATATTACCTAGTTTATCAATACAAAAATGGGGAATATCTTCATATTTCCCATCCTTTCTATGTTTTAACATCATAATGTACTCATCTAACCGTCTATGAGTGTCATGTAATAATATTTGTGTTTTTTTAGATTTTCTTTTTTTGACATTCAAAAGTGTCTTATCTAAAACCTCTACGTTTCGTATTTCTAACATTTCTAGGTATTATTTTACTTCCACCTCTTGGAAAAATAGAACCAAAAGGATTAAATTGTTCCGATTCTTCAATTGGTGATTCGTTTGTGTTGTCTTCGTAAGTTACTTGTGTTGGTGATTCATCATCAACTAATGGGATTGGGTTTTCACCGGATTCCCAATATAATGAATCGGTATCTCGATTTAATTGTGTTTCAGTAGGCGTTGGGGTTGGCGTAGGTGTTTCAACAATTTCAATTGATGATGTTATTTCTAGCTCATCTTTTTTTTTTAAGTCGTCTTCTTCGTTATCAATAACCTCATTAACGTCATTTAATATTTCGTTAATTGCTCGAATATCTATTTTAAACGTTTCAACCTCTTCTGGCATTACAAATAACTCAGGAACTTGTTCTTCTGTTCTTAATTCCTGATTATCGACATCTTCAATAAGTTCATTTAATAAATTAGAAATCACTTCTTCAGGAACCAAAGTTTCTGTGGTATTATCTTGGAAAATATTCTCCGTTTCAGGTTCTATAATGGAAAAATTTACATGGATTTCTTCCTCTGTTGGTTCTTCTTGGAAAATATTCTCCGTTTCTTTTTCAGTGAAAAATGGTTCTTCATCTTCTAACCCATCCATTAGCGTCACATCCCAATCAGAAATATCTTCTTCTGGTTCTTCTTCAACCAATTCTAAATCAACTTGTGGTTCAACAGGTGTTGGTATTGGATTTTCATATAATGGTTTACTATATTCATCCGTATACTCCACTTCTTTAGGGAATATGCTTGCACCAGCATAAGGTTCTTCATCATATAAACCCAACTCTTGGTCGTTCTTCATTATTTCCTTTAATAACTCACCTCTTCTTTTGCGTTCTTCAGCCGCCTTTAATAACGCCTCGTTTGGTGGTGGTGGATTTAATAATGCCTCTTCAAGTATCTTTAAATCATTTTCAGATAAACGTAATCTTGTTGTTTCATCAACAAAATCTTTTAATTGTTCGATTGTTTGTGTAGGTTCAACTGGTTTAGTTTCTTCTTTAGATTGAATAACTCTATCTTCTTCTGTGAATTTAACCAACATATGTAAGAAAGATAAAGATATTATTGGTAACATACCCCCAGCAAAAAACGCTAAAAATCTTTTATGACCAACAAAGTCAGTTGATTCAACCCCAGTTAATTCTAATAACGGGGAAACTAAACCCACCCAATCCTGGAAAGATTTTGAATCAATATCAATGTATGAATATGCAAAAAATACATTACCAATAAATTGAACTAGGGTAACGATTGCAAATGGGAAATACACCTTCTTGCCCATGTTTGCTGAGATGGCGGCTAATGCCGATAATGCTGCAATCTCAATACCTATTGAAAGATATATTGCCCAGCTAATGGGATTTGATATCCCGTACCATTGGGTAACGTGAGATATTGAAACTATTGCCACAGTTATGATTGGTATCAAAAACGCAGCAACAATTAATGTTTTATAATGTGTATTAAGCCAATGTTTCATTTAGATTCTTGTTCTTTTTTTAGATTTTCTTTAACGATAAAATGTAATTCCATTAACTGCGGTCCTCTATCTTTTTGTGTAATCCAATTATCGTAAAAACTATGAATTGCGATTTTGTCATTTTTATGTGCAATATTGATACTATCTATTGTCGCAATATTTTTCTTTTCATTTTTTTCTAACTTAGTCACTTTACTTGAATTACTACAAGAGCGAAAGAAGAAAAAAAGTGTTAAAACTACCAATATTTGTAGTTTATATGTTTTAATTAAATCAATTAACTTTTTCATGTCTTTAATTTTTACTTTTATAAATAGTTTAGGAGTCCAAAACTCTCGTTTCGCAATTTCTTAATTGCTTTATCTTTTAATTGTCTAATACGTTCTTTGGTGCAACCAAATTCTTCACCTAGGTCATCTAGGTTTCTTTCGGTACCACACAAACCAAAATAACCCTCAATAATGGTTTTCTCTCTGTCATCTAGGATTGCTAACATATACTTCATCTTTTTCTTAATCTCATCAAGATTATTCATAGATTCCATAGGGTCAATTGAATTAGGATTAGCAATAACTTCTATTAATGTGTCACCATCTTCATTTATTTCTTTATATAAATCAACTGTTGTTGGAATACCGATTAAAACATTATCATTGTATTCGATAAGGTAACTATCCTCTTCATTTTTTATTTTCTTTTGCTTTTGAATATCTTGCAAAACGTTTGACGGTATTCTTATTGTTCTTGAATTTTCCGTTAACGACTGCATTATAGATTGTTTCACCCACCACACAGCATATGATATAAATTTAAAACCAGAAGTAACGTCAAATCGATCAATGGCTTTCATCAAACCAATATTGCCTTCTGAAATTAAATCCAATAAATCCATTCCTTGATTTTGATACATCTTAGCAACGGAAATAACAAATCTTAAATTACCTAAAATCAATTCTTCAACTAAAGCGTTTTTTTGTTCTTTAGTTGTCTCTTTGTTTTTAAACGCCATGAAAATTTCAAATTCTCTTTGCGCTTCTATTACTGGGATTCTTTTTAAATCCTTGATGTAATATTTTAGTTCTTCGGTTTTAACCATTGGGCTGGTATTTTTCATTCGTTTTTGGGTTTTGTATAGCAATAGTACGATTTTTCCAGTTATTTTCCAAAATCATCCAGAAATTTTTTTTCTTCTAGTGTCAAGCTCTCAATCCCCCCATTTTCAATCTTTTCTAAGATGTCATCTAGGTCGTGTTTTTGATTACGATTAGCCGTTATTTTAAGTTTAACATTCTCGTTTTCTAGGGGTTTAAATATGAAATCTTTGATGGTTTCAGGTAAAAATACGGATACCACTGACGCCCGTTCAAATAGAAAATAGAAGTTTATTTGCTCAATATCCAATAAATCCTCTAAATCAGAATCTAATTTATCCTTATCTTTATCCGATTCGAATATTATAATACAATTACCGTCCTTTTCAATGACGTATTTAACTCCTCTTTCAGATATTTGAGAGAAATGTTCGGTACAAAAGAACTCGACGTCCTCGTGATCCTCAAAATTTGCATAAATAAACAATATGTAAGTTACCATCTCGCATAATATAACTATTTATTATAAATTAGTATATAATTTTATGCCAAAAACAATAAAATTAAAAAGAAAACAGGTTCAAAACTTAGCTGAAAACCTATCTAAAGGTCTTATCAATGAAAGTATAGGTAAGGATTTACTTGATTTCAGAACCGATGTTGAGGTTGAAATTGAACATCCGCGCCAATATGATGGGCAAAGAATTTATAATGTTAACCCAATTGGTAAAATGAATATTGTCTATGACCTATATATGACTTTAAGGGGTTGGGGGATTGATTCTATTGAAATAACCAATGTGCGCGGTCCTAGGGATATTGAAGTGGAAATTGAAGTTGAACCATTAACCGATGATGGCGAAGATACATTTGAACACATTCTTCAATTAGATTGGAGTGAATATATAGTTGATAGTGAAGGTAGTAGGGATGTTCATTTAGGTATTGAAAGAGTCACCCTATTATTGGACGAACATCTATTTGTGGTGGGGGTTACCTTACACCCTTGGAATTTTATTGAGTAATTAATTACCTTCTTGTTTTTATCTTAAAATAAACACCGCCGTCAACATATGGGGTAAATTTTCCGGTCGTCCCGTCTAAGATTCTGTTTGCCACACCAATACCTAGATGATATATCTTATCTTCTTTTGTTTTATACATTATACCAGTGCCAAGATGTGAAACTACATCAGGTTTACTTAAACTACCATTAAATCCAAAGTACATTTGACCTTTCTTAGGTTCTTTTGTGTAAACTGTATCTTTAATAATCATTTGTTTAATGTCACTAATAAACTTTCTGTTAACAATACTATTTTTAGATATTGTATCCATAATCGTAATAGTCCCAACATTGTTAGGTAATGTTAGCACATCTTTATGTTGGATTTTCGCAAAATAAATCTTTAAAATTTCTGTTGTGTCAACTGGTGTTAATACCTGTACCTCTACTCTTTTTTCAACCTCCACCTCAACTGGAACCTCAATTTCAATTTCTACCTCAATTAAACTATCCACTGATATTGTATCGTGTACGGCATAACCTATTGAATCAACCCTTGTGATTGTTCTATTTGGTAAATGCCCGCCTGGATTGTAAAAAGCCAAGAATAATAAAATTATTAAAATAACAATAATAAAATTCTTGGCTGTTAAATGTTTTTTCATATTACTTAATCAATAATATACTAGTAGCAATTATCCCGACATAAGTTCCAACTTTATATAAAAATGTTTTGGTTCTTTGCCCTTTAAGTTCTTTTAATAAACTTTCAGATTTTTGTCTTTCTAAACCAAACTGTTCATCTTTCTTAGAAATAATAACTTCTAAGTTTGTTATTTTTTGGTCTTTTAAAGTGTCTTTTTGTTTAAACAAACCAATTTGTTCGTCTTTTAGTGTTATTACTTTATTTAACTCAATAATTTCTAACTTAGCACCGTCGTAACGAAGCAAATCTTGAAATACTAATCTAGCAACTTTTGTTGGTATAGTAACTTTAGTAGTATCTAATACAATAACTTTAGTTGTATCTGTTTGCGAATAACTGCTCAAGCTCAACATTACCAATAGTAGTAATAGAATTAACTTTTTCATCTGTGTTGTTTTTAATAATAGTTATGTTTTTTGTCACGTTGTCGATATCTTTATCAACATTAACAATGTGATTATCAACTTTTTCGATTTGATTGTCTATTTCTTTGTTTGCAATATAAACCGAATCAATTTCCTTTTGTAAGGATTCAATTTTAGCGTTATAACCCGCAACGTCAGTTTTTATACCTTGATTTTGAAATATGGTATAGCCAGCCAAACAAGCAATCAAAACTAATAGGATGTTTGTTTTATCAATCTTCATATTATCTGTTTTATTATAAATACAAAGAGGTCGCAAAAGCGACCTCAGAGTTAGACCTTGTGATTAGTTTATTAGTATTTTGTACCACATTGTGGGCAGAACTTATATGTGTCTTTTTTCCTTTTCCCGCCACATTCAGTGCAATATGTAGCCAAATCATCCATTGTTACCAATTGAGTTGATTTGGGTTTTATTTTCCACCAATTTGTGTTAGACGCCCAACTATTGAAAGATGTGCTATCGTATGTAAAGGATTGATTAGAATTGGAACCCTTTTCAACTCTACCTGTTTCAACCTGTCTTTTAGATTTTTTAACCTTATCGGGGTTGTTTAAGAATGTATTTGAGGTACTAAACGTTCCACTTGTTAAAGACGCATTGTAAAACGTACTTGTACTTGTTGTGGAAAAGTTTGGAATGTTGTAATATTGTGTTCCCGTGTTGTTTATCCAACCTGGGTTAGATATCGTTAACGTGCCTGAATTACCGCTATAATATGTCGGTGGAGGAGTTTCGTTATAGAACTTAATAACCACATCACCATTATCAGCAATTGCTTCTTGTACTTCTAAATTATCACCATTTACAACATATGTTTCAAATAAAAACTTCTTTGCCTCATCAAGATATCTTTCGAGGAAAACGCGTTCACCTGGACGAATTATAATACCATTACCAACGGCATTACCATTCATCTCAATTTTTGCTAAAACTTTATTGTGTGTTGGATTAAAAAGTTCGATTTCGAACTCATCACCGTTATTAAGATATACGGTGTCAATGTGCTGTTTTAATCTTTGTTTACCTTTAGTAATGAAAGATTGTGGTACAGCAAGACCAGTTGTGTTAACTGAAATTCTTCTGTTCATTTCCTTATATTTTTTTTGTATTTGAACCCGAATTCGTTGGTATTAATTCCAACTCAAATGCCTCTGGGACACTTCGACTTCAACCACAAGGTCTAGGAATAAATATAAGGGAATAAATAAAAAAAGGGAAGTTAAAAACTTCCCGATTTGTTGAAACCAAAATGTTGAATAAATTAACCCTATTTTCTTTTGACAACTTCGTCAATAATACCATATGCTAAAGCATCGTCAGAACTCAACCAGAGATCCCTAGATGCATCTTGTTTAACTTGTTCACCTGTTTTACCACAATAACCACCTAATAGGTCAAATAATGTGTTATTTAATTTATCCCACTCAACCATATCAATCTTAGCATCTTGGATGTTACCTCTAAAACCTCCAGATGATTGGTGTAACATTGTTCTTGAGAATCTCAATGAACCACGTTTTCCCTTTGTTCCTGCTCCTAAAAGGATTGAACCCATAGATGCGGCCATTCCAGTATTAATCGTCCTAATATCGGACTTAATGTAATCCATAACATCAACCATTGATAAACCAGATTTAACGCTTCCGCCTGGGGTATCGATATGCATAGTTATGTCATTAGTATCTAAACTGTCTAGGAACATTAACTGTGCTTGAGTAATCACTGACATATTATCGTTAACCTCACCAGCAACCCAAATGATTCTTTCCATCATTAAACGTGAAAAAACATCCATTTGTGTGACATTCATTTGTCTTTCTTCTAAGACATACGGTGTTAAACTATCCTCAATACTTTTTTGATGATAATGCATGTTTAAGGAACTAATCCCACGGTCTTTTGCATATAAACCAAAATCTTTGTAATCTTTGGGTGTCATAGTATCTATCTTTTTAACAAATATATGATTTTAACCCCAATAAAAAAAATTTCATATTTATTATTATGATAAAAATCTTAGACGTGCTAAATGAGGAGATTGTTTCTCCGGGTGCTAATAAATTATTAAGGTGGTTTGCAGACCACGCTGATCACACATATGTGTTCTTCGACACCGAAACAACCGGCCGTGGACCCTCAAGTGGTGACCAATTAACCCAAATTGGAGCCATAGCGACATTCTTTAATACCGAAACCCTAAGGTTTGCTGAAATAGATAGATTTAATGTTAAAATTAAATTAAATCCAGAAATGTTAGCCAAGGTTAATGATGAACCTGATAGAGAATTGCCAGATGACCCAGAAAGATTAAAAAAGATGTTTAGTTATTCTAAAAAAGCAATTTTAAAATATAACCATTACGATTTAGCAAACTCAGAATCATTTACTGAAGAAAGAGAAGCACTAGAAGAATTTGATAACTATCTAGATTCTCATGGTGATGTTATTTTATTTATACATAATGCACCATTTGATTTGCCGTTTGTTGAAATAAGTGAAGTGTTTAAAACAAAAAACCGTTTGGTCTTTGATACACTAGAATTCTTTAGATATAGATTTCACCCAATTTTAGCTGAATTATCAAAGACAAGTGATAGACATAAAACATTGTACAATCAAATTCCAGGCGAAAATAAAAAATCAAGCGCACTCGCTGATTTAGTGAAAGGGTTTAACCCAGATCCAGATGAGTATGCTAAGAAATTAGAAATGGCTCATGAAGCGTTAACTGATTGCGAGAACACTATTGACGTATTTCAAAAAGCATTACTCGCAATCTATCAACATCTTAATACCTAATTCATTTTAGCCGTCACATAGTCGATTGATGATATGTTATCATCTTTCTTAACCATGATAATATTATCTGACCAGTTTCTAATTAATGGGTTGTGTGATATTACAAAAATGTGTTCAAAGTAATTCTTAATCTTTTTAAAGAACTCACCAACCATTTCTAAATTTTCATCAGCTATCTTACCAAATACTTCGTCCATCACTACAATGTTTGGTTTAGGTAGAGATGACACTTTAGTTAATACACTTCTTAATGCTAATGACGATATTGTTCTTTCATAACCAGAGCCAGCATTAAGTGGTTTAACCACTCTTGTTTCATTATCAATCATAATGAATTCAACTTCATTCTTGTCATTGATATTCAATTCTAGTGTGAAGTATGAACTATCTAAAAGCAATCTTGATAATTCTTGATTTAGAAGTGGTATCATATTTTTCAAGATAACTTTTGAAATACCATTCTTACCAAACACCATCAAGTAGGTTTTGAACACTTGCAAATATTCTTCCTCGCCTTTAATTTTTTCAATCAACTTAATATTGTTTTCAATCTTTTCTTTAAGATTGCTAATATTATTTTTATGTCTTTCAATATTGTTTAAGGTTTGTTGAATATCCGCGTTTGCTGTTTCAATCTTAGTTCTTAAAGTAATGATTTCTGCCTCAATCTTTTGGTTATTTTCCAATTTAGATTTGTTGCTATCATAGCGGTCTAACTTTGATTGTTTAGAATCAATCTCAACTTGTTTTTGTTCAACCTCTAATTCGAATCTACTTTTACGAAGTTTATTTCTTTCGTATTCGTCATATTCTTTTTTAATCGCAGCGTATAACTTTTCAGCGTCATTTGCTTCGGTGTATTGAGATTTTAGTTCCCCTTGTTTAGTTTTTAAATCCTCAATCTCTTTCTTGATTTTTTCAATCTCACTAGTGTGGTCAACCTCATCTAACGCTCTGTGACATGTTGGACATACACTACCTTTTTCTAATTGATTAACTAAATTTTCATTACGAGTAATGGTTTCACTAACCAGTTTACCTTCAACAACGATTGAATTAACTTTATCTTTTAACTTATCGTGTTCTTCGTCTAAATAATACTGCGATGGCTCCACAACACTTACCGCATCGCCTTGGCTCTTACTAGATGATTGAAGACGCTTAAGGTCATCAATCTCTCTTTGCAATAAAGTTGGGTTAGTTCTTATAAGATCATCATCGATGTCGTTATTCTTTTGACCCAATATAAAATCTCGTCTATCTTCTAGATTTTTTAAGGCGTCTTTAAAACCATCTAAAGCTACACCTAATTCACCAATCTGCGTATTAGAATTTTCAATTGAATCTTCAAACGTTTTAATCTGATCCTCTAAATCTGTTTTGTTGTTGGTGTTAGAAACTAATTTCTTACTCCATTCACTATACATTTCTTTAGCAATATCCTCTTTTTGTTTTAAGGATTCTAACCCAAGAAATTTAGTGATGATTTGTCCTCTAGCAGTTGGTTTACTTTCAATAAGTTCTTCTAAGTTATAACCAGTTGTTAAAATTGTAGATAAGAAATCTTCTTCAGTTCCAATAGCGGATGTAATTAATATCTCTGTCTCTCTTCTTTGTTCACCAGATAAATTAATCAATTCACCTTCTGGTGATTTCTTAAAGAACTCCAAATCATTTTTAACCGTGTATTCACCTGACTTACTTTTTTTGCGAGTAATAGTTCTACTGATAAGATAATCATCACCATCAATTGTAACCTCACCTTTTACCTTAACTTCATCTGAATCGGAAAACTTGTTGAATATCTCTCCGTTAGTTTTTGTTTTGGTTGTTGAATTAAAGAACAAAAACATCAATAAATCAACAGTTGCGGTTGACTTACCACCAAAATTTTTAGGTGTTGATTCAATTACTGTGATGCCGTCTAAATCTGTAAAATCAATTACATTCCCTTCACCATAGGATAGGAAGTTTGAGAATTCAACCTTTTTAATAAACCATTTATTATATCTAACCTTGTTCTGATTTAATTTATCGATTTCACCATTAACACGGTCATCTAAACGATTTATAAAATCCCATTTAATCGTTGACTGGTTCTCAGTTAAGAACTCCTTTACCAAGTTTTTTTGATATTGAGGGTCCAATATATTATCAGACGCCTCTAACGATTTCAACTTCGCATTGGATGAGTTGTTGATTGTCTTTGTAACAATCTTAACATTCGTGCTATTGTATTTGTTTTGGAAATACGATTTAACACGTTTGATTCTTTCTTGGGTAAGATTCTCTGGAGTATCTTCCCACTCAACTTTAATAAAAGGGTTATTATACATTTTGTGTTTCCTTTGGAATATAGGTTAAAGAAATGATATTTTGTCCTGTGTAATTAATTGTCATCACATTTTCATATAATGATGCCGGGTTTTGCGTAATATCTTCTGGTAATTCATTACCACTGTAACCACCATATTTGTGACTATTAAGTTTAATATTCTTATCCATGTTTATTTTAGTAAAATCCATACCTAAGTTTTGGAATGGTAAAGATAAGTGATTTAATTTCTCTTTTACCAAAGATAAACGAGTTTCTTCGTCAATATTTTTACTGTTTAAACGTTTATTAAAGAATTCATAACCACCAAACATCTTTTTTGCTTCGTTTAATAAGCGTTCTGTGTCTTTTGAGAAACTAAATTTTTTAAATAATACCTTTAAAAATTTATCTTGAAATAAATCGTTTTTAAATAATTTATCTGCCCAGTTCTTAAAGTTTGTGGGGTATTTGTTTACCGTATTATATACCGCATCTGAAATATACAGAAGTTGTAATAACTCTTTTGATTCAAATAACTCAGGAAGATTTAATTCTTCTGAATATAATTCAATTAGATAATGTGCGGTACCAAACGGGTACTTACCAGTATATTCTTTTACGGTTACACCAAACTGATAGTTAGGGTTTAAACAATTAACCAATCTGTCTTTAATTTCCTCGTAAACTTTAGGGCTTGTAATGTTATTATGATTACCAACAGATAATACATCTGGTAAGAACATTTCAACGTCAACAAAAACATAATCACTTAGCTTGTCGTTTTCATCAATACCATAAATGTTGTTATATAAATCCGATACGCCAACAACATCTAATCCTGTTAATCTACTAATAATAAACGCGGAATATAATCCGTCAGGGTCTAACTGTGCTATAATACCTTTTTTGGTTTTAGCGGTTTCCAACCATTTAATTTTTTTTACTTCAAATTCACTTGATGTCATTTTTTGTTATTTTATTTATATTATTTTATTCTACTTTCTTCAAAAAATTCAACTATTCCGTTTATAGCCCAGACGATGCCGGCCGTATACATACCATCAAAAAATATTGCTGGAATCCAATTAATGTCAAATATTTTAGTTGACAGCCCGCCCAAAACTAATGATAAGAAAAATCCGCACCAAGTTGATGTACAAAGCATACAACCAACAAGATCTCCAAAAAATTTTGAGTGTCTCTTAATGAACTCCCTAGGTTTATCGAATATTGATCCGTAAACAATTATTGTTGTCATACCGTAAGCCATAAAAGCCCAGAAAAATAATAATGTCATATTCATATGTTTTTACTAATATACTTTATTTACCACATAATAAAAAATAACCGTTGCCCGATTTTATTCGCCATACAAGTCATTTAAGTCGCTGTTTTTAAGGTACTTGGCTTTACCCATCTTATCCAACGCTGTGGTTATTTTATTTAAATCATTTGTAAGTTTTTGATTTTCCTCTGTTAATTTTTGAATTGTTTTATCCTTTTCAACATCTGGGATTATTTTATCTACAAAGACCTCTTTAATAACTTCTTTAGTTACAATTTGAGTTTCCCCTTTCGTTTTAACTGGAACTTCTTTTATAATTTCCACAATTTTCTCAACAGGTATTTCTTTGATGACTTCTACTAATTTCACCACCTCTACAATCTTTTCAACAATTACTTCTTTGATAACTTCCTTCTCCACAATTTTCTCTTTACCCTGTACCCCATTAGGGGTTTCACCGTACTTTATGATTGAGAAACCTTGATTAAATATTCTTTTAGCAAATGATTGTTGATCCTCTATATTGTTGAGTTTGCAGTATTGTATAAAATCATCATCCAAGATTAACGAGATGCTCTTTTTGCTCTTCGATATCATTTATGTCTGTGATTTTAAAATGTAAAAATGGTTGTTCAACTTGTAAGTTTTTAAACTCATATGTGTTTGTATTAACATCATAGACGCCATAACCATGATGATTAACTGTCTCACCGAAATTCTGTTGTATTAAAGAACCAATCATTACACCTTTACCACCGCTAGGCAATGTAAAGGTTTGTCTTTTGTGAATGTCGCCACATAGTAATAAATCTAAATCTCTAAAATTTAATTGGTCATATGCATCTTCAAACTCAAAACCTAAATCAGTTGATAATCCTTGAATTGGTCCGTGAAATAATCCGATGTGTAGTTTACCTTCTTCTTTTTCAAATTCAGGTCGTTGATTATGCTGATATAATGAATACACAACCCAATTAACATTATCATCTTTATAAACACCCATGTCTCTATAATAAACAATATTTTTATTGTTTAACAATTCTATAATAGGTGTTATACTGTCTAAACGCTCGTGGTTATTCTCTAAGAAGTCGTGATTTCCAGGGATGATAACAACCATACCATAACTTGATAGTTGATTTAAGAACCAACTAGTTAATAGTAATTGTTCGTTGGATATATTAATCTTTTGATGTGCTATGTCACCAGCAATTACAATGCGAATTTCTTCCCATCGAATACCTTCTGAAGTCCATTGTGCTGCATGTTCACGTACTTCTTCAATTAACTTATCAAACTGTGTTTTATACAACTCGTGCATTTGATATGTACGGATGTGTAAATCTGCGATATGAATTATTTTTTTTATCATTTTCTTGTGTATTTGCTTAAATCCATTCTTAAAATTGTTGAACTAATAACAGGCGGTACCTTATATTCAACATATGTTCCGTCGTCTTTTAATAATACAATTACACCGCCTAGTAATTTTAAATCGGCATATTTTGTTCCACTTAACATTTTTAACAATAAACGAACATAAAGAGGTAGTTGTAAAAAATAATGACCTAATGCATTATCATGATAATCATTAAATGGTGGATACAATTTACCAGTATAATGATGAACCTCGAAGTTTTTTGGTTGATTTGTTTTCCAATCAGTAATTACGATTCCGTAATTGGTGTTATCCTTATTCATCATTAACCAAACCTTATCTGGTTGTCCCGTATAGCCCAGCTCATTATCACCTAAAATAATTTCAGTATCTAATAGAACTGCTCCACGTTCAGCCATTAAATCTAAAAATGAATTACCAGCTTTAATCATGTTGTCGCCTTTAATAATTTGACTTTCATCACAATTGAAAATTGGTTCTCTAACCTCTTTATAACCACCATAACGTTGGATTGTCTCCGACTCTAAAACATAGTGAACACGACTACCCATATTTGTTGAGTAGTCCCCAGCCGCTCGCCATTCACCCAATAATTGTTGTTGTTTCGTCCTGTCACCTTTAGACATTTCTAATGCTTTGGCCGGTGCGTCAAATGCTTTGTGAAATCTTTTAATTACTCTAGAAACAGATGGGAAGTCATCTCTGACAATACCATCAAGATCCTTCATATAATAAATGTGTTTGTCCTCAACAAAGGTGAGTTCTAATTCATTTCTTCTTTTAGTCAATAATTCATTTATCTCTAACGAGATTTCTTTTAAATCCATGTTACTTTAATTGAAAGGGTTTATAATTTTCTAATTTTCCTTGTAAGTCAGCGATATCTTTATCAATATCTAGTTTTACTATCCAAACTTTACCAAATAATCTACCGCCATTTAATTTATGATATACTCTTTGTGCATCTTCCCACGCATCCCCATCTAATAATATCGTAATCCCGGTTGCGTTATCATATATCTTATTGAAAACAAACTCACTAACAAATTTACCAAGTAATGGTATTGAGTTTGGTACGAATATACTGTCAAATGCACCTTCAACAATATAAATTGGTTTAGTCCAATCAAGCAAATGTTCATTAAAAATCAAATCCTCTTTTCTGACATCTGGATTTTTATATTTTAATTTAGTGTTTGGGGCATATGATCTGGCAATGAAATAGTTTAACATTAAATCATGCCCATATGATGGAATTATGATTCTACTAGCGTATAAACCAGTGTATGCAAATCCTATTCGATATTTTTCAATCATTTCGTCAGTAATATTTCTACTACGTAAATAATTCATCGCCTGTTTATAGTAATGAGTTAATTTTAAACCCATACTAGCGTCTTTTAATGGAATGTACTCGTTTGGTAACCTCGCAACCTTAGTTACTTTTCTTAATTCACCAATATCATCTGGTCTCAATAACTCATAACGTTTTGTATGTTTAGGTCGACCATATTTTTTGATTAACTTATATAGCCCACCGTGAGTATCGTGTGTTTCACTACACGCCCAGCACTTATAAACCCCAAAACGATAGTTAATTTCTAAATTACCCTTACCATCCCCTTCATCTAACCCCTTTAACTCATACGAGCAGACAGGGCAGTCAAAAGATATTTGACACCTATAGTCATTGTGCATATGTGGTTCTCCCAATATGTCCTCTAAAAGGTCAACAATAGCTGAATAGTCGATTTCGGTTTCCGGCATATGCCTAATATATGTAAAATATGTGAGAAAAAAAAATCCCCTGGACACCACCCCAGGGGAACACCAACCAGATGTACATTTCTGTGCACCCGATTTGCTGTATTGTATACTAATATACGCTATTAATAATTAATAACAAAATACTAGTTGCCTTATTCTTTTAACATGTTAATATAGCCGATTACCGCTGTTGCAGCATCACTCATATCATAGTTTTCTTTTCTTAATGAACCGGTTTTACCATATAACCAAGTAACTTCTGGGCAAACAGCGTTTACGTGTTCCCAAACCACATGTTTCTTATCAATATCTTTAGGATAACCGCCAAATAGAACATTTCTACCTTTATCATTTGGACCAACTAAATCTGGGAACGCAAATTTTCTTGCATTATATGTGGAAATAAATGTCGGAACAATACCCAAAATATCGTATACTATCTTGCAAATCATTGTGTTATATCTTAATAATGTACCTACTGTGTAGATATTATTAGAATTTAATAATGGTTCTTCAATGATAACTTTAACAATACCCATATCACGATAACCCTCAAGTTGTTTCTTGAAAGCATCCGCTTTTTTCATTAATTCCTCTAATTTGTCTTCTGGTAGGGGTTTAACCTTTGGTGAGAAATGTGTTAACTCTAACAACTTCTTACCGGCTAAATCGAATAGTGCCCAACCAATAGTTTTGGTTGAGATATCTAATCCTAAAATTTTAGATTTGTTTTTGAATTTTGTTTCCATAAACAAGAATAACTATAGATATTAAAAATGTAAATGGTTAAAAATCAATTTTTAGTGCAAAAACTTGTACTCCAGACCTTATCACTGGTTTAGCTGTTTTTGACATCGCCAACACATTTTTACTTGCATCTAGTAATGCTACCTCTGTAATTCTTTTGGTTGCACCAGAAATATACGTAGGATTCTGAGTTTGTGTGAATTGTGATGACGGTAAGTTAATCATAAACGTCATAACCTCTAAGTCAGACGCCCTAGTTAACTTAACGCTACCTGGAAATGGTTGACTATCACCAAATTGTGGAAGTGTAGCATCACCGCTAGTCAATGTTGGTTGATAACCAATTAAATTATCTGTTGTTGACGTATTTGTTCCGATTGAATATAAAGAACCACCATCTAACATATCTTGACCAATAACAAACTGATAGTCACATAAATTATCGGGATCAATTAAATTACCAACTGTGTGGTTAGGTATTTGGTCTGTTAAATCTATTACAGTCCAAGAATCTGATTCTGGTTGTGTACTTCCTGAAACTATTTGAACTAATGCTTTAAACTTATTTGCTCTAAATCCGCTGGTGCTACCAACTAAATTGGTATTATTATTCATATACTTGAAATCATCAGTATTGAATTTAATTGATGCATTCACAGATATACCAGTAACACTATTATAGTAATTACAATGTATCCCACTTAATGCTGTATTTCCTGTTAGTTCTAATTCATATGTAATGTATGCTGTTTCACCACTTGTTATCATTGGTAAATCTCCAACAGTACATGGTAAATCAACCGGAACCGCACTAACTCTTGGTGATGGTAGTGTGAATCTTCTGTTTGATTTATATTCTAATGCCGCTATAATTTCTTGATCATCAAATACTATTATCTTTTTACCTGTGAAAACTTTACCAACTTTATAACCTTGTTCATCTAAAAGATATCTGAATACAACATTATTAGTATTTGGTTTATCGTTCTTACTTGATGTTACATAATAATTTGTTTCGCCCATAGTAAACACTGCACCAATAGTGGTACCAGTATTTCTATGATATAACATAAACGGAATGTACACTTCGAAACTTAAAATATCATCTTCAGTTTCAGATGCGATGTAATCATCGTATTTAAAAAATCTTTCAGGGTCGTTAACTGAATCACCTAATTCTGAGTAATGTAATATTGCTATTACTCTTTGGTCTTCTGGTTTAACATTAACTTCTTCACCAAATGAATTAACAAATGTTGTTGGTGTTGATAGTGTTCCTCCAGTAAAATTTGTAAATGTTTGACCTGATGTGCTATTATACCCTAAATATTCTTTTGTTGATGCGTATTGTGTTCCAGTATATCCTGTTAAACTTTCATTTGATGCATTTAATCCTGCTGGTTTTTCTGTCCAAACGATTTCCATTCTCCACGGATCATGTGCTGCTGATGGATCTACAGGTGATGGTGAACAAACAGTTGTTGTTGTAGTATCAGACCCAAATTCAACATCACAATTATGACATATCACTTGCGCATAACCACTTAATGATGAGAAGTTTGGCATAATTCTATCAAACGCTAACTCATTACCTGTTATACCTGTAATTTTATAAACCAAACTATTTGTTTCGCCAGTTAATGTTGGTATCTCACCACAGGTTCTACTGTTAAAAAGAATTGTAACATATTCACAACCATTGTATGTTGCACCAGTTAAAACTGTTAATAAATTAGTACCATCAACTTGTGATAACGATATTTCTTGTATCTCACATGCAATTGTTGTTCCAGTACAATCCACTGAATCATATTCAACGTAATCTGAAACGAAACCTGCCGGTCCCATAACATTTTTAATTGTATCTAACGTATTTTGTTTTATTGGGTTACCGTATGTTAAACTTTCAGATGATGTTAATTTATATGGATACTTTACTTGAGCATCTTTATCCATTGGCGCCAACACTTTTTGATGTGGTGTTACGCCATTCCCAGTGAATCCTGTGAAGTTGTAATCAAATTCAGAATCACCTATTTGGAAATAACTTATTACAAAATTACCCTCAGCGATAGATTTTCTACCTTTTTGGGTAATTCTTGCTGTTAAAAATTCTGAATTATTACTGTTTAAAAAGCTCATATGTTATAAATATCTTTTTTTATTTTTATCATTAAGGTGCGCATATACTATATCCGACTTGTGCACTATAAGAATTTATTACTCTTGTTTCATTTTCACAATTAGCTTGTCCATTATCTACAGGTACTGATGTATCAATGGTAAGCGTGCCCGAACTTGTTCCACTACTTATTTCAATTGGATATTCATATGTATTTTCCTGCTCGTAAAGGACATTTACCGTAACATTAACATAGGCATATACATCACCAACAGCATTCATTGCATTACCATTACCATCAGTTAATAATGCTGTAATAACGGTATAGAAATATGGTACAGTATTAGATAAACATTCAGTGGTACTTTGTGAAGAATATTCTGTTATTGAAATACATGCTGATCCCGGTGCCCCGCCCGCACTAGGTGTTAATGTCGGTGTTGCTGTTAATGTTTGTGTTGGGGTTGGTGTTTGTGTTGAACCAAAACAATCAACATAACTTGAACATGAACCATCTGGTCCTGTTGTTAATATTTCTTCTGGCGTTGTTGTACCTACACCAGTTGATATATTAACATACTCTGGTATACTAGCACTACATACATAATAAATTGCGTTAAAACTTGGACCAGGTCCTTGTTCCGCGAATAATCCGTTAAATGGTATATCTTGTACTGGTTGACCAGGTATTTGAATTCTTAAACCATAACCACTTGTATTATATGTTGATGGTATAGAAAAACTATAACATTGTCCCGCCATTTGCGTAGGGGTAAGAGTAGGTGTTGCTGTTGGGGTTGGGGTTGAAGTTGCTGGATTACATTCACATCCACCGCCCGCTAATGTTCCTGTTCCACCATCTAACGATATTGGTAAATTACTTGAACTACAGATACATATTGGACTATCTCCGGTTGTAAAATAATCATATCTCTCATTTCCTTCACAATCAGTCCAATAGAAATTACCTGCAGCGGTTATATTATATTCTTTAGGTACACATGTTACTGTTGTTGATGTAGGGGTAGGGGTTGATGTTAAGGTTAACGTTGGAGTATTTGTCGGTGTAGTTGTTAGCGTTAATGTTGGCGTGGCCGTTGGAGTCGCACCTTCGGTTGTTGTATTTGTAGGTGTTTGTGTATTTGTAGGTGTTGGTGTGTTTGTAGGTGTTGCTGTTAAAGTTGGCGTCGGCGTGTTTGTTGCTATAGGTTCTATTAGTGAAACCAAAAATATTTGGTCGTCACAACCATTACAATTAATTTTTACATAAACTTGTGTTAAAGTGTCACTTAAACCTGTTAAAGTACAACTGCTAGCGGTTATCCCATTACATATTGTAGTTCCAGTCACATTATCAGCAGTTAAACCAGTATAAACATACTGAGGAAAATTTGATTGTGAATGATCCGAATCTATTGTAAAATTTATTGTTACTCCTTTAGCCATTTATTTATCTTTAACATGGAATTAATTCCACTAATCTTATTTGATATCCCCCCTGTTTTTTAGGCGTTGCATTTGGTACTGATGTTATATGGTCATCACAATGTTCAACAAAAACACAAACATATTTTGATGCGCCAGAATATATTATTTGAAATGTTTTTCCATTTAATGGTATGGCAACATCAGAAAAAAGCGGTGTTGTTGGTATTGTTTCCCAAGTAGTTCCGGTATAAATGTTATAAACACTACACGGTGTTGTGCTTCCGCTTATATTCGATATTGTTATATTATATGTTGCCATTATTAATAAATATTATATACATTCTACATTACCACTACATCCTCCTAATGGCCCGAATCTATAAACACCGTTAGGTACCGCTCCACCAGTTCCCGAAGTAGATGTTGTCATTATAAGCCATGTTGGTTCCTCCGAACTACATATTGAATATGTGAAATAATCAACACCCTCAATTGTTGCTATCCCTGGATCCAAAGTATCGAGGCGATTGTCAGTTGAAAGTGATCCAGGATATCTGTATCTTATACCATATTCTGATGTGCTAACAGGCGCAGCTTGTGCAACACGATATGTGTAACATTGACCAAGTGATGCTGTCAGTGTCGGTGTCGGAGTTGGTGTTGGTGATCCTAAACAAGTAAATGTTACCGACCATCCGTCTGAAGGGTTTGGTGGGTCTGCAAGTGGATTCGATGGACCCACATCAACACGTAATTCATAGGACATTCCACTTTGATATGTAAATGTAAATGAACCGGTACCGTCAGGGTCAGCTAAACTTCCAGCCGTTCCCCAAGGACCCGCATACGTATTATCAGCACCAACCCATCCACTATTTTCAATTAACATTCCATTTCCGTAAATATTAAATCTATTTGGTCTATCGTACGCAACGTATCCAACGCTTATTATTGATTCATCAGTAGCTTCAGATAAATCTAATGCTTGTGTTTGAATCGTAAAACCTGTTGGTATATACGTTCCTGTTAATGTATCACCACAACCTGGCAATGGTTCAGCCAAACTAGTTGTCGGTGTTGGTGTTTGTGTAGGTGTTTTAGTTAATGTTAAAGTAGGTGTCGGTGTTGATGTTAAACCAATGCTAGCGGTTAATGTTTGTGTAGGTGTGCTTGTTAAGGTTAAAGTAGGTGTTGCTGTTGGCGTTACCGGTGGAGGAACACATGAAGCACTTAAATCAAAATCTATTGTGTCATAGAATGGATGTGCTTTACTATCGTGAATATATATATTTTCAATAATATATCTATTTGTAACCAAATCTGTCAGTTTAATATAATATTGCGTGTCGAATTCAAATGGGGCACCACTAATTGTTGCTGTGGATGTCGTACCTGTAAGAGCTGTTGTAAATGAACCGTATGGCGAGGTTGAATACGCCACGCTATACGATGTTGACCCACTAATATTAATTAATCTTATTGAAACACCCATAATAGTATAAATACCTTTACATATAATTTAAATAAAAAACCCCTTAAAATAAAGGGGTTTTAATCAGTTATAAGTCAAAAGATTATGGGGTACTACCGCTACAATCACTTATTGTTGAAATCATGCCTCCTGCCGCAACATTAAATAATCCAAATGTTAAACCATCGTTGAAATAGTAACCCGAACTTAATGGTGTGCCAGTTTGGTCTTCATATAAATAATCTCCTGACATTAATGCACTTAAAAGACCGTCGTAGAATACTGTTACAGGTAATGCGGTTCCTACGTTACAAGCATTTACACTTGATGTACCATAATAGAATACGCTATTTGATGTGTGTTCGCCGCCACCGCCGCCACCACCACCACCAGTTACCGAACTAATGTCCACTGTATCTAATGTGCTACAAGTTCCAGAACTTTCTACTCTAATAGATTCGTCTAAAGAAGTTATATTTTGAATCAAATATCCACTTAATATTGTTGCTCTAGTAACATTTGAAAATGTTTGTGTTGCGGTATTACTACCATCTCTAACGGTAACCGTAAAAGGTCCCACAGATAATGATGGTGTTGTTGAAAAACTAATTGTTATGTCCATGTTTTATATTTTATATTTTATGTTTTATGTTATGAAATACACACTGCGTATTCTATTAATTTACAAGTTGGTGTTTCTGGATCAGATGTATCTAAAACATATCCACTTGCGCAACTATAATTAGTACAGAAACCTTGTCCGTATTTTGAACCAGCGCCTACGTTTTCAATAAATTGAACGGAGCCCGCCGAAGCAGATGTTGTTACACCAGATATCGCCCTAGCTGGTAAATAATCACCAGTTGAGAATATAATATTTAAACTACTTGCTGAAGTTGCTCCAGTTAATTGTGCCAATGTGTTGTCATATATTTCCGCTGCGTAATCTCCAACAGAACCAGCATTATAGTTTGATAATTCAACAATATTTGGTCCGGCGTTTAATACATATGGATAAACGTGCCAATATTTAAAGTTGTTTGTCGGAGTTGTAGATCCGCCAACTGTCGTTCCACCTGCTGGTTGGTCTACTATTGTTGTTCCATTAACTTTAATCATAATTTCATTATCACCAGCAATACCTATATAATAAACCTTGGTTGTTGCAACATTTATTGTTGTACAAAAACTAAGTGTACCAATATAATTTGGGTTTCCACTAACCCAAACTCCGTTATAATTCATTCTATTAGCCCAGAATAATTCACTAACTGTCATACTAGCGTTAGTTCCAAAATAACTACCGTTATATGCGTAATTACCACTAGTTGAACTACCATTTAAATTGAAATCACTAACATTATATATCAAAACACCAAAATCGCCATAAGCACCGTTAGCGGCGCCAGTTCCTGGTTGTTTTGTGTCTACTGACGTTGCACTTGTTATTGTTACTTTATAACAACCTAAACCATCATTTGTCACCGTATATCCCTCATCACACAAGCAAACAGGTCCACTATCAAATGTATATGGTCCAACACTATTATTACAAGTACCTGAACTAGTTAAAGTAATACCAGTATATATCCCCATATCAATATCATATACTTGACCAGTTGATAGGTCGTTATACGATTGAGTTGAAAATAATAAAGTGTTCCCAGGTGTGCCAATTATATCAAAAGGCCCACTATTTGTGGAAGATCCAGCCGCTAATGTTATTGTTACGTATGCCATATTTGTCTATTATAAATATACTATTATTTCAAATTATTCTAAAGGTTTAACAACCAAAACAACTATTAAACGCGACTAATCCAATTATGTAGTTTTGTGAACCACTTGATGCTGGGTTTACATCCATAATCCAAGCATCAGTTATTATTTCATAATTTTGTAAAGCTGGCCCATTTACAGTACTAACACAAGAATAACCATTAAGTATTGTTATAGTATGTGCGGTATTAGTACCTAAATCACCAATTATTCTCACATCAACGGTAACATTTGTGTTCACCGAAACATCGGAATTTACTTGTACCGTTGTACTATTATTACCACCGGCCATTACACAAGCACTAATTACAACATTTGTTGCATTTGGATTACACTCAATACATCCAACTGGTGGTGTTGAGTAGTATTCACAACCGTATCCACAATTGTAATAACCTAGATAAGCTGTTGTTGTTGGTGTAGGTGTTGGTGTTGACGTTAAGGTTAACGTTGGTGTGTTAGTAGGTGTTGATGTTAATGTTGGTGTGTTTGTCGCTGTTAATGTAGGTGTACTTGTTGATGTTTGTGTTGGAGTGTTTGTTGCGGTTAATGTAGGTGTGTTTGTTGATGTTTGTGTTGGTGTGTTTGTAGGTGTTGATGTTAACGTAGGTGTATTAGTTGCAGTTAATGTAGGTGTACTTGTTGCAGTTAATGTTGGTGTATTAGTCGCGGTTAATGTAGGTGTACTTGTTGATGTTTGTGTTGGTGTCGGAGTTGGTGTTGGTGTGTTAACAACATATTGAATGCTAAAGTCACAATCAACAGTTGGGGTATTAGTAGGCGTACTAGTTAAAGTTAATGTTGGTGTATTTGTTGGTGTTTCCGTAGGCGTTAACGTAGGTGTTAATGTTGGTGTTAACGTTGGTGTGTTAGTTGCGGTTAATGTAGGTGTGTTTGTAGGTGTGTTTGTCGGTGTTTCCGTAGGTGTACTTGTCAACGTTAATGTAGGTGTATTCGTAGGCGTTAATGTAGGTGTCGGAGTTGGTGTTGGTGTTGCAGTATTAACAACGTATTGAATTGCAAAATTACAATCAATAGTTGGGGTATTAGTAGGTGTACTAGTTAAAGTTAATGTTGGGGTATTCGTAGGTGTTTCAGTCGGGGTTTCTGTAGCTGTTAAGGTTTGTGTTTGAGTTGGTGTATTCGTAGGAGTTAATGTAGGTGTAGGTGTTAACGTAGGTGTTGCTGTTGGTAACATATACACATCTTCGGTAACACAAGAAACGTTTTCATTTTTTAATATTAAAGATGTTACTCCATCTGGAACAAACACATTTACACCATTACCAGTTATTAAACTAGTATACGTCATCCCGGTTGCAGGTTGACTTGATGATGTTATCGTGGCAATAGTAACCGGATTCACACTGTTGTAGTAAACTGTGTAAGGTCCAGAAGCTGTTCCTGATGTTATCTTTATATCAAAATACCTTGCCATTTATTTTTATTTTTTATGTATATTTTTTTTCATTTTATTTATTATAATGCTTTTTTTTAACTAGGTGTACAGTTAGTGTCGCTTATATTATTATATGATAATGAGTTATTTGTTACATTATATGTGAAATATCCAATTTTTACATAAGTAAATTGCGCAGAGCATACTTTAGAACTATCATTTGTAAAATATGATTCAGATAATGATGTGCTAAAATCTACTCCGTTATTAAGTGCTGTGTCAATTAGGTTAGTAGATTTTATTGAACGTTTAACTGTTACAGTTTCATCAACTGCCGTTAATCTAGTTCCATATAAATCAAATGTATATGTTGTTACACCTTCATAATCACTCTTTAATTTAGCACTATTGATTGCGAATCTATAAAATCTAGTACTACCATTTATTGATTCACTTTGTCCAGCGATTAAATTAGAAGTGGTTGCTGAAGTTGATTCTGTTGGTAAATGTCTATTTGAATCAACGTTTGAAATTGATACATATGAACCATAATCTGCAACCCCAGTAGTTGATTGATATAATCTAAAATTATGAGTATCGTACCCCGCGTTATTCATTAACAAGTCAATGAAAATTGCGTTTACTGTTACTGGTTCACCAACTGGTGCGCCTGTTTCGGTAAATGACGCCTCAAATAAACAATCAATAGTTGGTGTAGGCGTACTTGTTAATGTTTGTGTTGGTGTGTTTGTTGGTGTTAATGTTGGTGTAGGTGTAGGTGTAGGTGTTGCGGTATTAACAACGTATTGAATACTAAAGTCGCAATCAATAGTTGCCGTTGGTGTTAATGTCGGAGTATTAGTTGGTGTTTCAGTCGGTGTTTCAGTTGGTGTTAATGTTGGAGTGTTTGTTGGTGTTTCAGTCGGGGTCTCTGTTGGTGTTAATGTTGGAGTATTAGTCGGAGTTTGTGTTGGTGTAGGCGTTGGGGTATTAACAATCACATCAAAATCAAAATTACAATCAACAGTCGCTGTTGGTGTGTTAGTTGGGGTTAATGTAGGTGTTGTTGTTAAAGTTTGAGTTGGTGTAGGCGTAGGTGTGTTAACAACATATTGAATTGAGAAATCACAATCAACAGTTGCTGTTGGTGTTAATGTAGGTGTTTCAGTAGGTGTTTGTGTAGGTGTTTCAGTAGGTGTTAATGTTGGGGTATTGGTTGGTGTTTCAGTAGGTGTCTCTGTTGGCGTTAACGTAGGTGTATTAGTTGGTGTAGATGTTGGAGTCGGTGTTGGGGTATTAACAATTACATTAAAATCAAAAGTACAATCAACAGTTACTGTAGGTGTATTAGTTGGGGTTAATGTAGGTGTTTCAGTAGGTGTCTCTGTTGGCGTTAACGTAGGTGTATTAGTCGGTGTTTCTGTTAATGTTGGTGTAGGTGTAGGTGTTGGGTCATTAACAATATATTGTATACTAAAGTCACAATCAACAGTCGGTGTAGGTGTTAATGTAGGTGTTTCAGTAGGTGTCTGTGTTGGTGTCTCTGTTGGTGTTAACGTTGGTGTGTTAGTTGGCGTTTCAGTCGGTGTCTCTGTTGGCGTTAACGTTGGAGTATTAGTTGGGGTGCTAGTCGGTGTAGGTGTTGGTGTGTTAACAATTACATCGAAATCAAAAGCACAATCTACAGTAGCCGTTGGGGTTAACGTAGGTGTATTTGTTGGAGTTTCAGTTAAAGTTGGTGTAGGTGTCGGTGTTGGTGTGTTAACAATATATTGAATTGCGAAATCACAATCAACAGTCGGTGTTGGTGTTAATGTAGGTGTCTCTGTCGGTGTTAATGTAGGCGTCTCTGTCGGTGTTAAAGTCGGAGTATTGGTCGGAGTGCTAGTTGGTGTTTCAGTTGGTGTTAACGTTGGAGTATTAGTTGGGGTGCTAGTCGGTGTAGGTGTTGGTGTGTTAACAATTACATCAAAATCAAAATTACAATCAACGGTTGCCGTTGGAGTATTAGTTGGGGTTTGTGTAGGTGTTGTTGTTAAGGTTTGTGTAGGTGTTGGTGTTGGAGTATTTACAACATATTGAATACTAAAATCACACTCAATTGTTGCCGTAGGCGTTAACGTAGGTGTTTGAGTTGGTGTCTCTGTAGGTGTACTCGTCAACGTTAATGTTGGGGTATTCGTAGGTGTTTCAGTTAACGTCGGAGTTTGAGTTAAAGTTTGAGTTGGTGTAGGCGTAGGTGTGTTAACAACATATTGAATTGAGAAATCACAATCAACAGTTGCTGTTGGTGTTAATGTTGGGGTATTAGTTGGAGTTGACGTTAGTGTTAACGTAGGTGTGTTAGTTGGTGTTAATGTTTGTGTTGATGTAGGTGTTGGTGTTGGAGTATTTACAACATATTGAATACTAAAATCACACTCAATTGTTGCCGTAGGTGTTTGTGTGGCTGTTAAAGTTAACGTTGGTGTATTTGTTGGTGTTGTTGTTAAGGTTTGTGTTGGTGTAGGTGTTGGAGTATTAACAACGTATTGAATGCTAAAGTCACAATCAATTGTTGCCGTAGGTGTTTGTGTAGCTGTTAAAGTTAACGTTGGTGTATTTGTTGGTGTTAAAGTTGGTGTTAAAGTAGGTGTAAACGTTGGTGTAGACGTTAACGTTAACGTAGGCGTATTAGTTGGTGTACTAGTTACAGTTTGTGTTGGTGTACTAGTTGGTGTGCTAGTTAAAGTTTGAGTAGGCGTACTTGTTGGTGTACTTGTTGGCGTCTTTGTTGGTGTTACCGTAGGTGTTAATGTAGGTGTAGGTGTAGGTGTTCTTGTTTGTGCAACATATACTTCACCACATTCAACAACTGGTGTGTTATCACAATCCTCAACACCCATTTCTCTAGGGAAATAGTTTGTGTTAGAACCATTTACATATAATTGTTCTAAATCAAAGTTTAATGAAACAAATTTATTTTGTGTGAATGATAATAAGATTTGTTTGTTATTGTCACCATTAAAAAGAACCACATCACCTGTACCGTTCCAGTTCAAGTGATAGAATATGCTTCTTGAGCAATAATCCAATTCAACAGTTTCAACTTCAATTGGGAAACCAAGCTGGTCCAATAACATATCTCCAGCGAATCCGTCATAATATGATGTATTAACATCACAACAAGGTTCTTCTGGTGGTGTTTCTTTTAATAATAAATCTTCTGGAAACGCACTTGTGAAATTACCATCACGCAAAATTCTTAATTCTGTTGTTGGTAAAACTTCAAATTGGTTGTTAATTAAATGTTTCTTAACCGAACCCAAACAATCTTTATTTGTTATTTGAATTAGTTTATATGTAAAGCTAAATGAGTATCCATTTGTTGCTGCGTTTCTAAAATCTGTTGTGGCAAATGGGCATGGATTAAAATCTGCGGATAATATATAATCACCAATGTTTACGTTTTCAATTGTTGTTTCAATTAAAGCACCAGAAGTAATCGCAGCATCAACAATCGCTTTAGTTGATACGTTTACAGTGCTACCGGTTGCTTTTAAAACAATTGACCCGTGCTTAATACCATAATTAAATGTTTCACGATATTGAACTTTAGGTTGTATTGTATAACCAGTGTAGTTGTCACAAAAAGTAACACCTGACATTGTTGATAAAACTAAAGCGTCTTTTGTACCAATTAACTCAAAGAATTGTGTATGTGATCTACCATATCCTAGTGGATATGGATCGTGCTCTACTTTAAGTTGTAGACCTTCAATTTTTATTTTTTGTTCGCAGTTTGCTGCGTCTGTAAATAATAATTCAATTGGATTACCATCAATATCCCCATCTTCGTAAACGTCTGGTATGATAAACATACATGGCTCACCAATAATTTGTTGAATTTCTAAACCACTAATATTCTCGTTGAAATTCTCAGCATTTTCTCCGCAATCATAAAATATGTTAACCGGCCAAGAAGTTACATCGTCTTGATTTCTAGTGGCTCCGCTAATTGTAATGTAAACATCACTTTTAAGTCGACAATCTTCGGTACCTTCTTCATATATGTCGCAAGGTGTTGAAACATAAACTTGCATGCATAGTGGCTCTTCATATAAAAATTCTGAAGAGAAGAAGAAATCAATTTGTTTTGTACAAACACCATCAGCGTTTTTTTGTGAAAAGAATTTAACTTTTTCAATACCGTCAGTGTCAACAAAAAACTCATGAGATAATATTGGTAAATCAACATTACATGTTGCTCCTGATGTAATTGCACTATATGGTATATAATCAGTTATACATCCTGCACTATCTCTTGTGTGTGTTGTATTAATCTGGTCAATTAAATCTGATAAAGCATTTTTCCAAGAAACTTTTATGGTCGAAATATCTAAACCAATCCATTCTTTAAAGTCACAAATAAGTGGAGCATAAGATGTTCCAGACACAAATGAAGTGCAACCAGTTTTTGGTGTGAATTGATCAAATAGTGTGGTACCGGTTAAATTAACTTTAGTGTCTCCAGTATATTCTACCCCGTCAACGTCAACAATTAAATGGTATGTTACCCCCGTAAGTTTTAATAAACCTCTTAAATTTGATTCAGTACCGATTAAAGTTTCTAAATCCTCTTCAATAGCTGTTTCAAATTCAGGATATAAATTATCAACAAACTCTGTTGGTGTACATGGTTTAACGTATTGATATTTTGGTCTACCGAAAACATTATTCTCTGTTAAGTTACCACCTAGCCATAAAGTTGTTGCTGGAATAATTTGATTTAAGATGTTAGGCCAATAAGGACCCATCTTGTCAACAAATTCGTAAACACTAACAAAATCGTATGATGTAAAACCAGAATGTGAAATGTATTCACGATAGATTTCTTCTAATGCGATGTAATTCTTTTTGTATTTTATTACATGAGAATTTCTAATATGATTTTTTAATACGTTATCAAGATACTCAGCAAAACTAATCTCGGTTTGAACATCTAGTGTGCCAAAAGATAATGTTAAGTTTTGTGATTTTCTCCAAATATCATAATCAATTGCTTTTGAAGATGATACGAAAACGTTTATATTTTTTCTATTTAATATTAAATTAGTTGAATCTAAATCGTCAACTATTTGTCCTTTAACATTATCAATACTACTTCTTAATTCATAACCGTAATCTAATCCTGGTAATGTTCTATAATAATTGTAGAAGTCCTCACCATATGTGAATTCTCTAGATTTGGTTTTTAATGTTTTAGTTCTACCCGTTGTAATTGAATTAGCTTCATCTAAAACATCATATGATCTGTGGTCTAATGTTTCCTCATACCAACCAGAACCCATTTGAAAGAACACGTTCTCATCATTTGTTGTTGGTGATATTGGTAACCCAGTATTTTCATCAACAGGGAAATCGGTTCTAGAACTAAATGATGTTGATGCCGTTTCTTCAACAATGTCATATGTGTAACCAGTAGTGTTAAAGGTTAACGTTTTATTGACTTTGTTGCCTTGCATAACATCAAAGATATCTTGCTCAATTGTTGAACTAGGTAAACTTGATTCAACGTTATAAACGAACTCATCAATTTTTACCATTTGTGGTGGTGCACCTATAAACCTTAAAAAGAAATCTAAACTACTTCTAGTACCTTTAGATTTATAGATATGTGCTAGGTTAACAACAATTCTTCTATAAAATTCAAGTTCTGCTTCAACTAAGTTTTTACCTATTGAAACCCCGTCGTATGTTTGAATTGAAGCGTTATATATTTGATCTTGTAATGTTTTCTCATCAAACATATTAATTGTATTAAAACCTAACGTGTTTGCTAAGTTTTTTAAGAATACATCTGGTATGTTATTGATGGTATCATAACTAACATTACGCATGTATGCAATGTTGTCAATATATTTTTTAACCTTATCAAAATTTTGACCATATAATTGGAAAATTTTATTGGTTTTTTGGTCATCTGTATCAAATTCAAATAATTGTGGTGATGATAGAAATCTAATTATTAAATCAGATTTGTACTCATCTACCTCAATCGCAATTGAGTTAACAGTGTCAATATAGTTTTGGTATTCTAAACCAACAATTCTAATATTCCAACCGTCTTTAGATACTGGCCAATTAACTTCAACTGGAATAATTTCGGTTTTTGTTCCGCCGGAAGTATCTCTAGGTATTTGAAACGTTGTCTTATATATTGGTAGTGTTTCTCTATTTAAAATTGTTTGTTCTAAATCGTCTAACCCTATATAAAACTCTTCGACAACGCCGTTATTTGGGCGAATTAAATATGAACTTGTATATGTTGAACCAGTAAATGGCTTACCAATAACTTCGAACCCAACAACATTATTAACATCTGGCTCCGTATATTTTGTTACAGTATAAGTTGTGTTGTTAACATCAACGGCATATTTTTTATATGCTGAATATAAATTTCTTATACTATTTGTTGTTTCTCCAGTAACAACAACTGTCGGTTCAACTAAAACAACATCTAATGGATTATACATTAATGATGTTTGTAATGTAAACGTAGTTCTATTTGTGATTATATTGTAAACAATATTTTCAGCGGTGTTTTTGTTAACACCAACAGGTGATGTACTATCTGCTAAAAGTGCTGCTGGGAAATTATTAATAATCCTAGCTGTTGAAACTCTAAATCTTTCTCTTAATGAACCATATAATGATTTTCCGGCATCTGCTTTAGAATCGTTAAATTTGATTGGTCTTTTTTCACCTGTCGACTGTGTAACAGTTGTTGGTGATTCTGTTTCAATTTTTAAATCTTCTAATGTTAAAAAATCTGAAAACGGCGCAGTTTTAAACGATTTTGAATCTTTTTCTGGTATGATTTTATCTAAAGCAAAATTGGTATTGGTCAATTGACTAGTTCCATCGGTAATTTGACTACCGATAATACTGTCGGAAAATGTTTGATTTCCGCTCGTTGCTTGACTTGGTACCTTATATTTTGCCATTATTCTGTAATATCATTAAAGTTTAAAGATTCATCAATAGTTGTTCTCTCTTCACGAACTTCATATAATGTTTCATTAAATTCGTCTTTAACTTCGTAAAGATTAAATTGTTTGTATATATAATTTTCTTTATTGTATATGCTGTATATACCACTATTAATTGCTTTAGTTTGATTACCATAAAGAGCAAGTGCTAATGTCGATGCATCATGTTCAACCATTTCAACCTCAATTGTTGTTGGGTTAAAGTATGTATTTGTAATGATTATTTCTTGGTTTGGCTGACCAATAAAAGGTATTGTATTCGGTCTGTTTGCTGGAGACGATGATGGTGTCACCGTCAAAAACATTAAATTACTAGCAGAATCAGTATATCTATAACGAATCGCTTTTTGTGACGAGTTTGTTAAATTAGATGTGATTGGCTCACAATAAAATGAAGAAGTCACTATTCGGTAAAAATTAGGAACTTTTTTATGATTAGCATCTAGATATTCAATTCTGTGACCAATTAGACCTTGAGGTGTGAACTTGTTTCTATCCTCTGTTTCAATATTACCTAAATCTACAATAATACCTCTAACTGATGGTAATGACGCTAAAACCCCACAATCAGCTATTAATGTTCTAATTTGTTTAGGTCTAATATGTAATGTATATATTCCAATATCTGTGAAATCTGACGATTCTAATTTTAGATTGTACATACCACCTAAAACTTCAACACCATTTGAAGCACCCGTACTATCATTATGATATACTGGAGTTAAAATATCTGTTGCAGATAATTTTTTCAAAATTGGGGCGGAATCTGTCGACCTTGTCGCCGCATAATGGTAGATGATTTCAACATCTTCTGGTGATGCGTCTGCTGGTCTAACTATTCCGTATGATCCTACTGCCATGTGTTTTAATAATAAATATAATTTTTATTGTTTTCTTACTGTAAAAAATCCATTTCCATACACTTCTAACTCACCTAAACTGTCAACTTCACCTAATCTTAAGTTATATTCACAAACACCCTGCTTTCCTCTTTCAACAAAAATGTCAGAATATATCACAGGATCATCAATAAACCCTAAAAAATGTTCATTTCTGGTTAACATTGCGTTTATTGTTGATTCTATTTGAAATGACGCCGTGTTCCCAGAAATATATGTAGAACCATCAGATAAATCTTTATATTGTAATCCATCTAATGTGTATCCTGTATATGCGTATGTTTCACCTTCAACTGTTGTTGTTCCGGTTGTAATTCCACTGTACGAATTTCCTGAACCATATAATTTTAATTCGTCTACTCTACTAGTACCAACTCCTAAGAAAGTGGTGGTACCCGTATGTCCGGTAGCATAATCATAATCGTTCAAGTAATCTTGTGTAACTCCAGTAATGCTTGTATATGGCACATCAAACGTTAGTGTTCCTAATGCATTTGTGCCGGTATACCCACTAACCAAAGGTACCTGTATTGTTTTTTCAACCTCTTGAACACCCCAGGGGCTATCCATTGTTATTGTTATTGTTTTTTCACCGCTACTAGTATATGTGTGTGATGTATTTGATAGTAATGTAAATCCGGTTAACAATGCACCGTCACCCCAATCAACTGTAAATTCGGCTTCAACAAGTTTTTTTAACCTATTTGTACTTCCGGTATTATAAACTGTAATCGCATTACCATTTCCTGAATAAGTAAAATTACATAGCTGTTCTATTTGTTCTAATTCACCATCAAATTCCACCATTACCCCCATCTCATCCAAATCTGCCTCTAAAAATATTGGTACATTGAACGTTTTTCCGGTATTTTGTAATATTTGAAATTGATTTTTATTCATTTATTCTGGTATTTCATAAAAATTTATTGGTGTTGTTCTTAAACCCTTTCTAGATCCAGTTGAACCATTATACTCATAAATAACATATGAATGATTTGTCATATCTGTTTGCACTTCATAATACAAGTCATCATCTTGATTTAATTCTGATCCAATAATATTTTTATTGGAAAAACTTAAAATTGAACCATCCTCAGCATTAAAAAATCTAGCTGAAATGTAAAAAGTGTCACCAGAATAAACGGAATTATCTTGGAACCAAAAGAAGTACATGTTTTCACTATTCCTGTAATTGTTACCAGTAAAAACTGGAACATGGATATAGTCACCTAAAGAGGTATAGAATACTTTTTGACCTAATGGTAATGATAATGTTTTGGCAAATATTAATTTTTGTGTTTCCTTTTTTGGTGTGCTATAAAATTCTATTCTGAAGAAACTCTTAACAGTATGTGCTAATAACATAGCATTCTCTTCTGGAGATATACCAACTAGATTATAATCTAAACCATTTGAATACCCATTATTAGCGTCTAAAAAATAAAAGTAAAACCAAATATCGCTTTGATTGATTCCTGAATTTAAATATGGTTCATGTATGTATCTGGTCGTTTCGTAGTTATCAACTTGATTGATAATTTTTTTCATCGTTTCTTTTTCATAACTAGCAAAGTTTTCTTCCCAACCAGCATTAGTTTTGAAATCAACGGATTGTGGAATGTTTAAATAAAAATCATCAGTTGTTTTTAAAATTTTCATTAACAGATAGTTTTCTTTTTACCAAACGCTCTAATGCCATTTGTTTTATTTAAATATTCCTTCTCATTTCTCATATAGAAATTAATATCTTGCATAACATAATGTTGACCATTAACAAATGGAAAATTTGTTCCGTTACCTTCGTCATCGATATATCCGTGGTCATAAACGTCTCTCCATTTCCAAATACCTTCTTTTGGAAAATATTGTACGTTATCTGGTAAATCATATATATTATCCGTATTTGAAGTTTCAATATATGGCGAAAGTTGTCTTAATTTAATTCTATAATGTGGTTGATAATATAACCCCATTTTATTTTGTGCGCTATTACCCACATAATAAACAGAATCATCTTGATTAAAGTCGAATATTGAAACTGGGTTAGTGATTTTATGTAAAGATTCACTAATAATTCTTTCTTTTAAATTAACTGGGTCATATTCCACAAAAGCACCAATTAATACAGTGCCTTTTGGTAATGTTGTTCCACTACTAAATGTATAAGTGTCTGATCCTTGAGTTCTTGTAAATGTTTGACCAGACATTCCGGTTTCATTAGATGTTGATCCGCTGAAGTGTTCATCAACCCATGAATTATGTAAGTGAAACTTATATCCCACTTTTGGTGGGTATTCAAAATATCCAGAGCCATTTTTAAAAACAACAGACAAGTAAACTTCGCTTGGTGTAAAATCTAAATTGTTAGTAATACCAGTTAAAATAAATGGTTCCCTAAAATCAAATATCACTGACTCCATTCTATTTTTCTCAACTAACACATCGTTTTCTTGCGCGCTATTTTCAAATAATAATTTTTTTTCATCCTCAAATATTGGCGTTTCAAATCCTGCCTTATCCATTATATAAGCTGAATTATCTGTAAGTGTTTTATGTTTATGTACATAATACGAACAAGTTGTTCCTGTTACGTCGTTATCACTTAAACATCTTTTAATCATAATCACACCACTAATAGTGGTTCCACTTAATTCGGTTTTGTCAACATTAATAACATACTTTTCAGATTCATAAACTTCATCACCAATACTTTTAATTGAATGTGCCGTACCATTGATAACCACAAATTCTTTTTGTTCAATTCCGTGAGGGACTGGTGTTGTTAACTTATAATAACTTCCTTTATCGGTTACTCTTGCCGGTATTCCGTGTTTAGCTTTATTTCCACTTGGTGTTTTTACCCCGCCGGTTAATGTATACGCAATAGGGTATTCGGGGTCAGAACCATAAACATAACTAAGATATAAATTCCAGTTATGGTATGGTGCGTCCATAGTTGATATTGACGCATGGTTATTGTTTCCTGTAACGCTAACACCATAACCACTATACGTGCCCATGGTTCCAGCATTTACATCTGGCTCTGTTATGACTTCACGCAATAAATCACGTCTTAAAAAAGCAAATTCATCATATGGTAAGTAACCTTCATTTTGTGCACCAGTTGCTCCGTCACCATTTAGATATAACGACTTTTGTAATTTTGCATATCCTGTTGTTCCAGAATATAGATTTCTAAAAATCATTTTTAATTTACCATATATTTTATACTTAGGACTTTCGTTTCTCTCCTCACCAAATAATTCTTGAACATCCAATAATATTGTTTTGTCACCTTCTCTTAACAATTCTTCAGATGTATTCAAACCAATTTTAGTCACCAAATCTTTTTCTGGTGCTTTAGCGTATTCCTTTTCTGGTAATATAATTTGTCTCTTTTCCATTATTCTGCTGATGGGAATGCTCCTTTCGGACCAAATCTTTCAATAAACTTATCCAAGCCGGTTTTGCCTGGTCTTAAACCGAAATAAAATAAAAATGGTGTTGATAAAATCTGTTTTGAACTACTATAATAATCTTGTGTTTTTCTAATTATAAAGTCATCGGTATAATCCCATGATTGTGAATGCCAACCTACTATTCCATCTGTTCCTGCATTACCATATCTTGTATATAACGTACCTGATGTTGGTTCTATTTGAGTACCACTAGTATAATATAGATAAGTAAATCCTGGATACTCACCATTATATGATGCGTGACCATCAGATGACGATACCACATCAAATTCAACTGTTGTTGTTACATCAATACCACCAATAGTTAAACCAGAGAATGTATATGTCATTGGTAATAACAGATATTTGTCAGAAGAATCATCCGCCGCCGATGTTAAATTATAGCCATAAGTCATTCCTTGTAAAGGTTGTACTTGAACATTTCCATAATCCCATCGTTGATTATCTAACGTTGTTTCATTATGTGGTCCAAATCCGGTTCCGCCTTTTTCCCATAAATAAAATGGTACTGGTTGAGCCGATTCTGTCAATCTACCCTGTACAAGTGTTAACCCGTCATTTGCGATATGTGTTGGTTCATTTAAGCAAGCTCTTTGTCTTTCGCCGTCTTCGGCAAATTCAAAAGTTACTGGTAATGGTCCATACACATTTGTTCCGTTTTTAAACACACTAGGGTATACATCTGGATCTAATACTTGATATGAATACCCAAGATATTTTGGGCTTTGTAAATCAAATGGTTCAATACCAACTTCATTATTAATGGATATTAATTGCATAATATCACCATCCAACACCTTATTAATACCGTTTACTTTAAATCCTTCATTATCAAAAAAATTATTAATATCATGTTCATTGTTACTAACATCCATTCTATAGTTAATTGCCAACCCTAACAGTTCACCAAAATTTTTATATGATGTTGGACCAATCTGTCTACTAACAGAACAGTTTGGGTCTAAATTTGGATCAGTGCAAATTTCTTTAATGAATTCATCTCTAGGACCTAAATCAACAAATGTTGTTGGGCGATTAATTCTTTTTTTGGTAAAAAATAAACTAGCGCCTGCCCCCCAAGCACTTGTACTAGGATTATACGGGCATGATCTGTAATAAAATATATTTTGATCTGGCGCCCATTTTATAATATCTTTACAATAATCAGCATCTGTTGATGTTTTATTCTTAGCTTTAAATGCAAAGAAATATAACGAACCAGATAACCAGTTATCAACAAATGAATAATTTACGATACCACCACAAAAAAGTTTACCAACACGTTTTCTTCTTCGATATTCTCTCAGTATCTCCCAAACCCTTCTTGTTGATTGGGATCCAGGGACAATGGTGAAAACACCATTTTCAAATTCAGACATACCACTACGGGTAAATTTTTCATAGGAATCACCACCAAAAGATGTAACTAATGGAACACCTGAACTAGGATAAAAAATAATATCGTCTGTACCTGAAAGTGTTGAAGTATAAGCATCTGTTGTTGCACCATATCCGGTATTGGTAATGTTTGTTGCAACAACTGATGTTGTACCAGCATTATAACTTGCTGGTGATATTACACCCGATTGACTGTAATTAGTGTAACCGGTTGTTGGATAATACCAGCTAACAATACTTTCATCATATGGTGTATCATATAATTCACAACCAGATTCTAATTGAACTAATGTTGATGTGTCTGTACCTTCTTTTTCTGTTGCGCTTCTAATTGTTAATGTGTATGATATTGGTTCACCTAATGATGCTTCTATATCTTCAAATGTTATATTGCTATAACTAATAGTATTACCGCTAATATCTAAAACAGGTGTTCCCGAAAATTGATTGGTTAAATTTTGGTTTCCATAAGTCACACTAGATAATAGATAATTTGACTGATTATTTATAAAATAAAGAATACCTGTACCGCCAGAAATTAATGCGGCGCCTAAGGCATCTAAATCTTCGCCAGAACAATTACCTGTTGACGATGGTGCAAATGTTAATGATGTCACATTTAACGTTCTACTATTTTCTAAATAATCTCCAGTTATTGTTACACTACCAACTGAACAATAATCACTACTAGTTCCAGTACCGCTTACAACAGAGCCATAAGTGTCATCACCGTTACATTCCTCACATTCTGGATAGTTTATTAGATATAAACGTCTTTGACCATTTTCTTGTGCTCTAAATGCTGCCTTTTTAATGCTTTTGGCTAATTGTCTAATAGGTCTAAAATCTGCACCATCCCCAATTGTAAATAATAAACGCACTAAAGAATTTGTAAACGTCAATGTTAATAGATTTATTAAATGCTCTAAAAATAATAGAACCTCAGCAATTAATAATGTGAAAGTTACATTTTTAGTACCAAAGTTAACTGGGAATGTATTTGCCGAACTTGTACAATCTTCTTCTTCTGCCGGAACAATTTCTTTAATTGCTAAGAAATTATCGGTTGAGAATGGTACGTTTTTAAAATATGAACTTTGGAAAGATGAAACAGTATAAACTTTATTATATGAAAATCTATAGAAATAATCTTGTGGGTAATTAAACCCGTCGACATTGTTTAATATGTCGCCCATAGCAGATGCGGGGTAATCAGAATATTCGGTTGACCACGCATACGATTTCATTTGGTCGTTACTATACTCTTTAATGTTTGGTAAAAGATAACTTGCGGTTGTTCTAACCCTACCCAATGTTTCGTTCTTAACAGACATTCGCATTCTATAAATGGCTGACGTTGGAATACCTTTGTTTGGGTCATTTGTAAACTCGTTTTCACCAAATTCATTTGTATAGACATAGTCCATATTCATTTCAATTGGCATTACGAATGAACCACTTTCGTCAATATCTTCTTTTGTTTCAATAAGTTCTAATATTGGTCGATTACTTGAATCTCTCTGTGTTGTAAATCTAATTGATTCGATAGTGGAATTAACTGTTACCAAATCACACTTTCTACCCATTTGTCTTCTTGGTTGGCAATTCTTATTAATTGCATTACTATCCTTGTCAGTAAATAAACCACCGATAACAAATGCTTTTGGTTGTATTTTAACCCCTTGACTAGACAAATCAAAGTCGCTTCTAGTAATTCCTAAAGTACATAGTTCGACATTTCCCCAGAAAGGGTGCACTTCAACGGTTCTATCAAAAGAAACGACTTGTGGTAGTGAATCTAAATCTACGCTTGGTTTAAACTGATATGTTGACTTAAATTGGTCAACCCCATAACCATTCCTTAAAAAATCATCTGGGCGTAATGAGAAGCAACCAATGTCAGATAAATCAACATCCACGTGTATTGTTTGTTCACCTAGGGGTACCCCCCAAATCATAAAATCACCTGAAGTATTTGTTTTAACAGTATATTTGTAATATTTCTCATATACCTCTAGAACTTCTTCTCTTGTTAAAATATCTGTCTGGTCTGGAAATGTTCCTGTTGGTTCATGACCGCCGTGTTGTTTTCTTGCTGGAAGTAGATTATAGCGATATCCGTTCTCATTTTTATCTTGTGCTGATTTAAATGGGTATAAAGCTGATACCACTGGGTCATCTTCGTCTTCTTGTGCTAATGGAACAAATATGGATACTCTAGCATTAGGAACGCCAAATCCGTTGTTTACTGATATTCTACCACAAACAACGCCATAGTCGGCGCACAATGATGCGTAAGTGTCTTGTTGAGTAAATTTTAATGAAAGTATCTCTAATAAATCGAATTTCTGTTGTAATTCAACAGTAACCAATTTATCCTTCCCAACATTTGTTAAAATTCTATGTTTTTGAACCATACTAATATAAATAGAAACCTACTGATTTTCTAATGTAGAATATAAGTAAAAAAACTATTAGTATGTAGTGGAACCTAAGGTTTTAACTCTTATTTTAATATCTTTATTTGGAAATCTGATTTGAAATATCTGATTTGCTTTCATATATATGGTTGAATCAGATTGTACAATTTCTTTTGTTACAGGATTTGACTCTTGAGCAACCTGCGCTGTTGAATATTCTCCACCAATTTTGTTAAAAACTCTAATACTAACCACGTTAACAATACCAGAAATATCGTTGATTTCTTTTTGCAAATCACCCACAAATAACGGGTCTCCCATCTTACGTTTGTCGATTGAGAAATAAGCTGTTATTTTAGTAATTGCTTCTCTTAATAAATCCGCTTGGTTTTGGTTTTTATCAACCACCAAATCGATTTCTAAACCCATATCAATAACCTCACCACTAACAATATCCAAATAGTCGTTAATCATTCTATATTCCGACAAGTAATTTAAAATATTGTTTTTTAGGGTGTTAGAAACGGTATCACTTAAGTTACCATTCTCATCATATGATAATAACTTAATTCTCACTCTGTTGTTTTCTTCCATAACATTAACTTTGGCCGGAGCCCCGAATGTTGATGGCATATTTTCAATCAATGATTTATAGTCATTAAGGGTAACTGCTCTGTTTTGTGCCGCAAAATTATATGCAACCATATTTCTTAATTCTTCAACAGTTGGTTGATCCGCCCCACCGACAGCCGGTGTTACGTTTGTAACTTGTAATGATTGAGATACTTGGTTATTTATAGAACTTAAAGGACCCGTCATCACAAAATCAACATTTTCTACCGTTGTTAAAACACCAACCCCTAGATTACTTTCCTTACCACCACCAATCCTATATTTTACAAATAAGGTTGTGTTTGCTTTAGGAATTGTACCCATTGACATATTATTTAGATATGTTCCTAGGTTAACCTTTAAATTACTTGTAATATAGTTGTCCAAATTATCTAACGGATCAACATTACCTGAACCAAATGTTAATGAGAAATAACCTTCTGGTGTGTATTCTGTAATAAATTTATTTGAAACCTTAACATTTGTACCTGCAACAAAATTCTTTTTGTCAGAAGTGCTTGTAGGGTCTTTAATGAATACTTTATCTTGTATTAGTGTTTTAACCTCATACCATTTATTAGTTGAACTAATAAATTCAGAAGCATTTGGATTAGCACCGAAAGACGTTCCTTCTTTATGTATAATTGAAGTAACTCCTAGAACATTTTTTTCAGGTAAATAGAGTTTTAAGAATGGTTTTTGGTCTCTTTGCGTGATTGCTCTTCTAAAAATTTTAGTAACACCATTAACAACAGCTTCTCTTTTTGTAATCGTATATGAAATCAATTTATTATTGGCATCAGAATTTGGTATTTTTAATCTGTTTGGTTCTCCTCTGTCATTAAATGGGTTAGAAAAATCAATATCAGAAATTGTTTCAAATATTTGACCACCCCCAGACACTTGAGCGCCAGCTCTTAAGATACCTTCGTATCTTTCATCATCCTTATCACCTCTAACTGGTACATTAATACTAAAATCACATAATGAAACGGCCGGTCTTTGACCTGGAACCCTAATTCCGTATGTTTTTGCTATATGAAATAATGATTGTTTTTGTTGAGCAAAGTCCAGCATAGTTTCTTGCCAAACCCTATCTATATGGTAATGTAAGTTATCCGCAACAGCGGCATTTAAATCCAATGACACCGAAAATATTGATGCGTCATTTGTATTTTTAATTAATTCGGGATAGTAATCTTTTGTTAAATTAACTAACTCTTCTCTAATTCCCGCGAAATCTCTATTCGTGTACGATATTTTTTTACTCATCTTATATGTTAATAATTATAAAATCACTTGAACCAAATGCCCCATTATTTACTGTATAATCAATTCTTACTTTTGCTGTATAAGGTTTGTTTGATGAATCAGATGTTCTAAATAATCGACTATCTTCATCTTCACTAACACTAACCTGTTCATCTGGATCATTTTCAGCGTTAACAACCTTTATTGAATTTATATCTAAATTTGGAATGTATTTTTTTACCGATTCTCTTATTTCGTCTTCAATATGGTTAAAGGTGATAACATCATTTTGGTCAAAAATATATTCATAAATTCTAGTACCAAAATCTGGTAAAAAATATCTAGTACCCCTCTTTGTTAATATAAGGTGTATTAGGTTCGCTCTAATCTCTTGCTCGGGGGTTTTTGTCATTCTAACAAAGTCACCGACCATACTATCCCTAAATGGGAAATCTATACCATAGGATGTTGCCATACCAATAAATATAAAGAATACCGAAATGGTAATAAATAAAAAATCGCGACACTTTATTAAAAAATGTCGCGATAATTGTGACGCTTTATTAAAAAATGTCGCGATAATTGTGACTTTTTAGGTGCCACCCATTATATTATGAACCACAACCAACACATTCAAATGGTGAATCGTCTGGTTTTGCGGTCAAGGTTGCATCGTTTTGTTCAAAATGTATTGAATTCGTCGTTTGTGCTTGCACTGGTTCTGGTTTTGGTGTTGTGGCTGAAATATCCACCCCTAAACTTTTTATAGCGTCTACCGCTGAACGAGTTCTTAAATAATACATTCCGGTTTTTAAACCCATTTTCCAACCATAAATGTGTGCCGCCAATAATTTTGGTTTTGTCACATTGTCCATAAATAAATTCATAGATTGTGATTGGTCAATATAAACAGCGCGATTTGCTGCCATTTGGATAATTCTTTTTTGTGACATTTCCCAAACGGTTTTATATATCTCTTTTAATTCTGTAGGAATTTCTGGGATATTTTGAACAGAACCATTTTCCATAATTAATTTATTTTTGATGGTATCGTTCCACATACCAATCTTTAATAAATCTTTTACTAAATGTTTGTTAATTACAACAAATTCTCCACTTAAAGTTCTTCTCAAGTAAAGATTTGTTGTGAATGGTTCAAACGCTTCATTGTTACCCAAAATTTGTGCTGTAGATGCCGTTGGCATAGGTGCAACCAATAAAGAGTTTCTAACACCAAATTTGATGATTTGTTTTCTTAGTGATTTCCAGTCCCATCTACCTGAAGTGTCCTTATCAGTTTTACCCCACATTTGATATTGTAAAATACCTTGAGATAAAGGTGATCCTTCAAATGTTTCATAAGCACCTTCTTTTTGTGCTATCTCCATTGAAGATGTTAGTGCTGCAAAATAAATTGTTTCAAAAATTTCCACTTGGATTTTATCCGCCAATTCACTTTCAAATGCAATACCTAACAAACAGAAAATATCTGCTAAACCTTGAATACCTAAACCTACTGGTCTGTGTCTAAAGTTAGAGCGTTTAGTTTCTTCTGTCGGGTAGTAATTTAAATCAATCACATTGTTTAAGTTCCTAACAATTTGCTTAGTAGTTTCATATAACAATTCATGATTGAACTCACCATTAATAATATATTTTGGTAAAGCGATTGACGCTAAATTACAAACTGCTTGTTCATCGGCAGATGAATATTCAATAATTTCAGTACATAAGTTAGATGACTTGATTGTACCTAAATTCTTTTGGTTTGATTTATAATTTGCAGGGTCTTTGTACAACATGTAAGGTGTACCTGTTTCTATTTGCGCTTCTAAAATCTTATCCATCAATTTTCTTGCCTTTACAACTTTACGCGCTCTACCTTCTTGTTCGTATTGTTCATATAATTTTGTAAAGTTCTTTTCTTCTGGTGTGTCATATGTATCAGATAAACCTGGAGCTTCGTCTGGTGTGAATAGTGACCAATCACCATCTTCCTCAACTCGCTTCATGAATAAATCTGGAGTCCACATTGCTAAAAATAAATCTCTAGCACGCATCTCTTCTTTACCAGTATTTTTTCTTAATTCAATAAATTCAAAAACGTCTGAATGCCAAGGTTCTAAATAAATCGCAAATGAACCTTTACGTTTACCACCTTGATTAATCCAACGAGCAATTTCATTGTATGTCTTCATCATAGGGATTAAGCCATCAGATTCACCGCCTGTACCCTTTATATACGCACCCTTTGCTCTAACATTGTGAACGTGTAATCCAATACCACCGGCCCATTTAGATATGTGTGCAACGTCTTTAATTGTTGAAAACAACCCCTCGATACTGTCGTCTTTATTCGCTAATAAGAAACATGATGACATTTGTGCCTTTGGTGTTCCGGCATTAAACAATGTTGGTGTTGCGTGTGTATATAAATGAGTAGACAAATCATCATAGATTCTTAAGCCCATTTCTAAATCACCATTACAAATACCCATAGCAACTCGCATATAAAGATACTGTGGTCTTTCAACTATTTTTTCGCCAATCTTTAATAGGTATGATCTTTCTAAAGTTTTAATCCCAAAAAAATCAAAATCTAAATCCCTTTCGATATCAATCGCTGAGTCAATTACTTCTTTGTTTTCCAAAACAAAATCATATAAATTTTTTGAAATCAATGATGATTCTTTTCCAGTTTTAGGTTCATTGAAAGAATATAATTGTTTAATACATTGTGAAAATTTATTTGGTGTTGATTTATGTAAATTTGAAACAGCAATTCTACCAGCTAATTTTGCGTAATCTGGATGAGTTGTTGTCATTGATGCGGCGGTTTCAGCCGCTAGTTTATCTAACTCTAATGTACTAATTCCATCATATATCCCTTGCGTTACTTTAAGAGTGATGTATGTTGGGTCAATATATTCCAAATTTAAGTCATGACAAAGGGCACTAATTCTTTTAGTAATTTTGTCATATCTCATTTCTTCTAATTCACCGTTTCTTTTTTTTACCTTCATTTTTTATTATTTTAAAAATCCATGTCAGAAAATGCGCTGTCAAGTTCTTCTTCAGCTTTATTATGTACTCCTGCTTTTTGGTACTCAGCAACTCTTTTTTCAAAGAAATTGGTTTTACCTTGAATAGCGATATTCTCCATGAAGTCAAATGGATTCGCTACGTTGTATACTTTAGAACAACCTAAAGCAACTAATAATCTGTCTGTGACAAATTCAAGATACTGAGACATTAAATCTGAGTTCATACCGATTAATCTAACAGGTAACGCCTCTAATATAAATTCCTTCTCAATTTCTAATGCGCTAACAATGATTTCTTTAAGTTTCTTTTCAGGTATTTTTTTCTCAATATGACTGTTGTATAAATGACAAGCAAAATCACAATGCATACCTTCGTCTCTAGAAATTAATTCATTGGAGAATGTTAATCCAGGCATTAGACCTCTCTTTTTTAACCAAAAGATAGAACAAAATGAACCCGAAAAAAAGATACCTTCAACAGCCGCAAACGCAACTAATCTTTCAACAAAAGATTCAGAATTAATCCATTTAATAGCCCAATCAGCTTTCTTTTTAATTGCTGGGATAGTATCTACTGCACGGAAAAGATGCATTTGTTCTTCTCTATCTTTAATGTATGTGTCAATCAATAATGAATATGTTTCACTATGGATATTTTCCATCATTATTTGAAATCCGTAGAAAAATTTTGCTTCAGTATATTGAACCTCATTTACGAAGTTCATTGCTAAATTCTCATTAACAATACCATCCGATGCCGCAAAAAATGCCAACACATTCTTAATAAAATGTTGCTCATCATTATTAAGTTTATGCTCCCAGTCAGTAATATCTTGACCTAAATCAATCTCTTCTGCTGTCCAAATACACGCTTCTTGTTGTTTGTACAATTTCCAAATATCCTCATGTTCTATTGGGAACAAAACAAATCGGTTTGGGTTTTCAACCAAAATTTTCTCTACCATAATTTATTGTTTTTTTAGTTAGTTACGCGAGTTTTTGTTTTCTCGTCTAATAGTTTTCTAATTCTTTGCTTGTTTTTTTCTTCTTTGTCTTGTTCAAAACCAAGCATAGTGCTTTGTGAATCAGTATCAATCGTTAAATACTCATTGTTAAAGTGGCAGTTATCAAATATAACACCATCTCTACCAACTCTAGATTTTAACAATGTAAGAGTTGCCAAATTTAATTCTTTTTGTTGTAATGTTTTACCAATAGATAAAACTACGTGACCAATTTGTGCTTTCTTAATAGAACCACCCATTTGGTCCGTTGTAACTACTTCGCTTTTAATTGATTCTCTATTACCTTGTGTTGCAGTCCAGATTGCAATATCAAACTCAGAAGTCATCGATTCCAATTGTCTCATAATAGCACCTTCACCTTTCCATTCTTCACCAAATGCACTTCTTTCTGGTGAAATACAATCAACATAGTCCAGTGTTAATAAATCTATTTTAAAACCATCGGCAATCATCTTTCTTAATTTAGATTTAATTTCACTAACGGTTACAGAATCACTAGGTAATTTTAATAACCTAATTTGACCTTTAGACCTTTCTTTGGCTTCATTAACTCTTTTTTCAACCTCTTCAGGAACTTCTGTTTGGTCGTCTGGCGCAATCCCAGACCAAATTGTAAAATGCTTTCTTTTAATATTATTGACGTTATCCTCAAAAAATATTTGAACAACATTAAAATCATTATTAAACGCTGCGTTCGCAAACTTGGTTAGTAACGTTGTTTTACCAGTACCTGTTGGTGCTAATACCACACCTAACTCACCTCTACCTAGACCACCCTTTAATAAGTTATCAACGCCCACAACACCTGTTGGTATAGCGGTTCTACAATCTTTTTGTAATGCCGACATAACATCGTCAAAAATATCTGTCATATCATGATCAATCACACCAACCTGTAGTGCTTTTTGAATAATATTTTCAATTCTTTTGTATGCTTCAAATTCACCGTCATTAGTTATCGCCTCAACTTCTTTTAATGCTTTCTTTAACACTTGTTGTTTACAGAAATTAAGGGCACTGCCTTGAATGTGCAATGCATCGTTAATTTCTATAGTTTGAATATCACTTAATGTGTCAATAATAACTTTAGAAGACGATGAACCTTCTTTTGTTTCAATTAAAATTTTATTTTTAATAGTTTCATAAGCTGGTATTGAATTTAAGGTTATATACAACTCTTTAATATGTTCCATAATCACTCTAAAATACACACCATCAAAGTAGTTGCTTTCGATAACTTCAACAATTGAATCACCGAATTTTTTATCTTCAATAATTGTTTTTAATAATGATTGTTGGAATCTAGGACCCAAATAACCAAAATTCATTTCTTTCGACATAATCTTTTTTTTTAAATTAAATTAAATAACTATATCTTACAGTTCATACTGTAGATATACCGTTTCTAGGTCTTCTCTTGACATTATGTCAGTTAAATCAGATAAAATTCTTCTCAAATTTGGTCTAATGTCAACCGAGTATCTCACTTTTGGATGGAACACACTCGCAAGGAAAATCCTTTCAATAAATACATCGTTACCTTGTTTCACTTGTAACAAAAAGTATTGTTCTTCGGTTTCTTTTGGGTCTTCCACGTATGTCGAATTCAGGATATAATTTTGATTTTCAACCAAATAATTGGAACTTTTTATTTTTAAATCCTCACTAATTTCTACACAAATATCTTGTATATAATAGTGCAGGTCCATAGACCGTCTACTAACTGGGTTATAGTCGTGGACATTAAAAAATCTTTGGCAGATGATGTTATTGTCCAACGTCAAAAGGAATTCAAATTTGTTTTGTTCTTGGATGTTCATGTTTTAAATTTTAAATTTTATTATTTTTTTATTTTTTTCTTTTCTGGTTAACCTCAGAAAGGGGTTTAGAAATTTTATCCAGGCGTCTTCTTGTTTGGGTAATACGGTGAACATCCCGTCATCCATCATCATTTTCATAGTATTTTTATATGATCGCCCTTCGGAATCCAATGTTTCATTTATTAAGTCAAGTATTTGCGTTTTCGCATCATCAGTTAATATTGGTTCCGTTAAATCAACTATTTTTTCATTTGTTTCGAAAAATTCTTCACCTAGTACCCCTAATTTGCTAACACCAGTAAGTAAATTCTGTAAGGTTTTGTTGTGTTTATCCACTTGCCATATTTCTTCTGCTTTAGTTCTAACCTCGTTAAGTGTTAAAATTTTTGTTTGCATTTCAGGAAATAATCCAATCATCCTTTTCAGTCCTAAGTTTCTAATACCAAATATGTTATCAGATGGGTCTCCGCACAGCATTTTTACAATTTTAACATTTTCAATTAAGATTGTTTCATGGTCGTATTCAATATTATCCCCTGGTTTATATATTTTGCCATGTGCTGGATTATATAAATCAGTATCAACTGAAACTAATTGTGCTAAATCCCTATCTGATGAATAGATGATTTTTTTCTCTTTGGGTGAATTTTGTGAATAATAGGCAATACAATCATCCGATTCGCAATTTTGATATTCGCCTTGGCGTACGTATAACTCTTCTAGATATTGTTTAATTCGAACTCTTTGATAACTGTATGAACTTTGTGCTTCATCCGTCCATCTGTTACTTCTTCTTGTGTCTTTGTATAAGTGGTAAATTTTTTTCCGAGTGGCGGCACTGTCGGCGCCATCCCAAAAAACGCATATCTTGTCTAGGTGGTATGTCTCAAATGATTTTCTAAGAGTATTGAGAAAATGATAAATTCCTCCAATATGTTTTCCCTTATAGAAGTAATTTTTGACACCAAAAAAACCAATCGTAAGTAAATTGTCACCATCAACAAGCAGTACAGACATTTAAAATTTAAATTATAATGTTAAAAAACTATTCCTCTTCTGTGACAACTTTTAGTTTAGAAATTTCGTCAATACTAACTTCTAATCTTTCACTAATATAGTTACCATAATCTTTTTTGTATTCTTCAATACTTTTCTTCTCTTCTGGTTCTGACTTACCCGGCATAAAACCATGTGCTGTAACAATAATCTTACCATCCTCATATCCTAAACCATTTACGTGGTTTTTCATAATTGAGATTTTAGTTCTTACAGCCATTTTAACTTTTCTACCATCTTTAGTGATAGCAATCTTAGTTGTGCCGGCATTTTTTTCATTACCAAAACGGAAAACTAATGTTGAGTTTAACCAGATGGCTTCGCCACCTTTAGCTTTAATTTTAGGTTGACCAAATGGATTATCTGGTAACTCTACCCAAGGTTGGTTTACTATAATTAGTGTGTTTGTAAATTTCTTATCACTTCTTCTTGAACCTGAAATTCTTTGATTAATTCCTTGACCAATTTTATCTGATAATACTCTGGCGTTATGTTGTGCACCACCTTTACCATCAAAAGTCATCTTACATGGAACTGACCCTACCGAATCCCAAAGGAAACATAAATCGTAATCCAATTCACCTTTATCTTGTGCATCTAATAATTCACCAATATAATCAGTAATTTGTTCAATGTATTCAAAGTGATTGTTAAATAAGAAAAATCCATCAAATGTCTTATCTCCAGTTTCTTTGTCAATGCTTTCTTCAACTTCAAAACCCATAAGTTTTGCGTGTGGAAAGTCCCATTTTTGTTCTGTAATGATAAACACTGGTAATATACCTTTCTTTTGTGCATCTACCGCCGTTTTTACCAATGCTGTTGTCTTACCAGTATCAGAATGACCTAGAAGCATGTTTAAATGCCCCATAGCTGGTCCAGGTATACCTACTGCGTCTGAGAACGCATCACCAAGATCAAAGAATCTATCTGGCTTAAATGATGCCTCTTTTGAGAATTTTTTCTTTATTGCTGAAAAATCGTTTTTCTTAATTGCCATAATATTTTTTTTTAAAAAGAGGGACCCTTGTCTCCCTTAGATTAAAATTTGACAAGGGCCCTCAACATCTTAATTAGAACGGTAAATCTTCGTCTACCTCATCAGTGTCTTGTGGATCAACTAATTTCTGTGTCTCAGTCGCTCCCAAGTCAACTTGTCCGTCGTCACCATAAACCCATTTCTTTTCTTCAGTGTTCCATTTTGGGGTATAACCCTTAGCAACACCTTCTAGATATTCTTCTGGCTTTTTAGAGTACGCGTCTGCCCATGTTAAATCATCCATTAACCATTCTGTTGCTTGTCCTTCGTTTGTACTGATTGGACTAGCATCATCTGGGAAAATTGATGAAATGGTTGTGTATTCTCCGCCACTTGGCTTCTTAGTTAATGTTAATGAAATAACTAAGTCACGACCATTTTTAGGGTCTGTAATATCGCCCTTATTGCGCATGATTGGCACAATTTTATCTAGAGGACCATCACCTTTTGAGTTGTGCTTAAATCTCCAGAATTTAACACCGTCTTGCTCATTATCTCTGTCGATAACTTTAACGATATAAAAACGTTTAGGATTGTAATTTTTAGCCAATTCTCTATCGGCTTCATTACCTGTGCTACGAAGTGCTTCGTTTACCTCGGTTAAAGGTGAACGCTTACCTTCATTTTTTCCTGGGTCATATAATTTAACCCACTTACCATCCACTTGGATTTCGTGGAACCATACCTCTTTAAATGGTGATGTACCATCCTTCATTGGGATGATTCTGATTCTTTTTTCTCCAGAAGACACACCTTTTGTTAAGATGGGTGCGAAATACTTTTTCAATCTCTCTTCTGAACTAACTCTTTGGGCTGCTCCCGCTGGTTGTTTGTTTTTCTCATACTGGTTGAGAATTGCATCTAATGCTGACATAATGTTACGTTTTAAATGAATAAATTTTGTTATGAGCTAATATAAATAAAAAAACCCGAATTAAAAAATCCAGGTTAATTATTTTAATAAAAATCGTTTTTTTAGCTAAATAGCGTGTTAGAACCTTAGGTAGGTTCCCCCCAATTAATTAAGTAGTTCGCAAAAGTACCCATAGAATCCGTTCTTTTAGTGACATTATACCCATAAGTGTTTTTTAACACATTTGCCATATTATCATCCATACTTCTTTCGTCAATAAAAGCATTGTACTGTCCTTGAGACGTTGCGCCGGTTATCACATTATTCACATATGATAATGAACTTCTTGTCGAATCTGTGTTTGTTGTTGCTAATGAACCTGATATCATTTTCTATATATTTTATTCTAATGTTAATAAGTAAGCTAATTTGTTTATTGTTGCCAACATTTCGTCTCTAATATTTAACAAATCACTATCTTTAGTTGGTTCTAATTCATTACTTAATGAAATTAAAAAACCTTTAATATTTTGTAAAAATTCAACAATTTTAACATCCGTTAAATTGTCAATTCTAATATTCTTGTCTTGCTCTTCCAAAACAAATCTACCTTGTTTACCCATAGCCGTTTCAACATACGTGTCGATAAAACCTTCTAATGTTGAGTATGTTTCACCAAATGCGATATGTCTTGCATATCCTTTAGTTTGCCAATGTAATATTCTTAATTGGACCTGTATTTCTAAAAATTTTTGAACACTAGTATTGAGTATCATCTTGTAATGGGTTGAATGTTTTTGCTATTTCATCCTTAGAGTAATTTTCAATGTCATTTTTAGTTAAAACGTATTCGTTTTTACCAGATGCTTGCATTTCAGCTTGCTTCATTGAGAAAAAATCATTAGGTTTTTGGTTAAAAGGATATGAGTCCAATGAACGCATTTCCAATTTCTCTTGTGGAGTTGTTGGTTTCATTGATTCAATTTTAGAACCTAATTCGTCTATTTTTAATAAAACCTGATCCATCTGCGCTAATTTTGTTTCCAAATCAGCTAACTTACTGAACGCGTCATCCATTTTTTGTAAAACGGCGGTATTTTCACCTTTTGACGATTCTAAGTCATTTTTTATATTTTTTGTCATGTTAACCAATTCGGTAACATCGACTTCTTCAGTATCACCGCCTGCTGCTGGAGCATCTAACGCCGGATTTTCTGGAAGTGCCCCTAAATCCGCTGCTGGAGCGTCTTCTGGTGCTGGAGTTAGTGACGCCGCAGGATCGGCTGGTGGTGGAGGCGCTGGTAATTCCTGTTCATTCAAATTTGAAGCATTTCTATTAATACTTTTAAATCTGTTTAATTCTTCAAGGAGTTTTTTTTCTAGCATGATTTTAATCTTGTAATAATTGTCTACCGTCTTCGGTAATATATTTTTTATTTATTCTTTCAACAATACCGTCTTTTGACTTAATTGTATAACACTCCCCGGTTTGTAAGTCACAAACCTCTTGTTCTTTTCCATCCTCAGATTGGGTTTTAACCATTTTTGGATTTAAGAACTGATCTATTGAACTGTTTCTATTATTTTCCATAACTTTATTTTATAAATATCTAAAAAATCTTAATTTTCACTATTCGGGCTTAAAATAAATAACGTAACCGTCTTGCACTTTTAACTTCCTCATTAATTGGGGTGACATTGCTATACCATAAGTTGTATCTGGTAAACCATTATGTACCGCGCCAGAAAACAGACCAGTTGTAAAGTTTATTGAAGGTAGAACTTTTAATGGATTTGGAACACCTGTATCAGTGGTATTCTTAGCCAAAAATGGGTTATAGAATATCATATTGATATTTGATATCTCAGATGCTGACTTGTTTGAAAAATCGAATCTAGTTGAGAAGTAATAATCAATATTTTCATTAATGTCGCCAAATGTTAAAATATTGTTGTTTTGAGCTTTTGTTGTAACGGTCATTTCTGTGTTGTTAGGTAATGTGTAGTTCGGCCCACCCATTTGAACCACTCTAGCACGTAGCCACTTGTCTTTAACACCGTTAATTGTGTGTTCAACATATTGGATATATTTTTCACCGTTCTGACCGTTGTATGGGATACCTGAAAGGAATCCGGATTCACTTAACACAACTTCCCCATTAACATTAAGTGGTCCTAAGTCGTATTCAACAGTTTTACCGTTTATCGTTGCACTCTTGGTTGTAGTTGTAACAGCATTTGCTTCTTGTTTTTTCTTAAACGCGGCCTTTAATATTTTGTCAAATAATGGTCTGTATGCAGCAACAAAGCTATCCTTTATGTTTGGTAAATTATCGTTGGGTATTCTAGCACCTTTAAACGTTGTGTCAATTTGATTCGCTTTAATACTGTGAGACACTTCAGTGATAAAATATGTACCTTCAAACATAGGTATATTATTTAAATAAAAATACATTGTTGGTTGTATCATAGCGTTACCCATAGAAGAAACCTCACATGTGTATGAATATGTTCTATATAAATCAAATAAATTAACATCTACTTGATATGTGTTAGAACCAGATTGTGACCTACCTAAATTTTCATACGCCAAGAATGTTTCTGATGTTGGTGTTTTAGAATCTTGACTTAACGAAACGTTTTTAAACATACTTTGTGCTTGATCCCCAAAATTAACCTCAAAACCAACAACCCTATTTGACTTACTAAAATCTGTATCCATAAACAGTTGTTGTGAAACTAATAATGGATTTTTATTAACGTTACGAATATCGGCACCGTCATTCTTAAATTTGTTTTTTGGACTAACCTCACCCATTGATAAGTGTTTTGATGATGGTCCGATATATTGTAAAATCATTTTAGGAGATGATTCTTGATAGTCAACTTCTAAAAATGTTCCAAATAAATTTCTAGCAAGATTTTTGGATGGGGTAATTCTTTTCTTGTCAGAAAAGTTTGTACCATAAAAATTAACGTAGGCCGGTAGTGGTCTAAAGTCAATATTGTTACCTTGAATTAAAATTGAAATCATACCCAATAAACTTTTATTTGCATTTCTTGGGTCTGCCAATGGTTTTAATCTATCCAAACTCATATATAGTTCATTACCAATATCCTTATTTGCTCTATCTAAGAATAAAAATTCTTCCAAAAGATTTCTTTGTCCTAATGAATTACCAGAAACCCATTTATCGTTAAATGATTTAAAGAAATTGTAAGTTTCTAATTTAGTTGTCTTGTCGGTATTAAAACCTCTATAAACCGTTACTGGAGTCGTTGTGTCGATTGGTAATTTTCCAACCTTCAACATCAATCCATTAAAATATGTATCAAATCTTTTTTCTTGTGGGATTACTATATTCTCATTTAGATATGCTCTAAAGGTTGTTACAGTAGGGTTATATGATGGGTTATCCGCTAAGTTCTTAGCTAAATACCCAGCATATATTCTAGCTAGTAATCTATGTGAATAGATGTTTTCCTCATTTAATTCAACATTGGTTGTGGCGAAATAATCTAAATAATGCCCGTCAATATCTTCACCAACATATAATTTAATTAAATTTAAATTATCTGAAGTAACCTGTGAAACATCAAAATCATTATCTGAATATGTTTTGACTAACCCAGCAGCACCGTATAATGTGTAATTATCAATTTGTTTTGCATTCCCAATTGTTAATTTAACTAGGTTTTCATTTTTTAAAATGTCGTCAGTTATATTTTTTAATACAACTATTTGTTCTTTTATTATCGAATTAAAATCAGTTGCTGTTACACTTGCTTTTTTTAATGTAACAATTTCCCTTAATAATTCTTGAAAATTACTGTGCTTGTAACTAGTTGTTGTTGTTTTACCGTCTGTGTTTAATTTTAATGTTGAGAACTCTAAAAACATGGCTTCAAAGTCATCTAACATTTTTGGGCTAAATGTTGCCATCAAATCAATTACCTTTCTTTTATTTCCTTTTAACGAATATTCATTAGTTGTAATTGTTTTAAATTTCTCGCCATATGTTGGCATTGTCAACCCACTATAATTTGGATAATCTTCGTTTTCTGGGTCCCAAATTAATTTAAATGAATCTTGTTCAATTTGTTTGTAATCAGTTTCTAAATCCTTAAGTTGATTCCCACCAAAAGAAGGTAGCACTGTGTAGTTTGCATTACTTGATGAAAATATTGAATTGTCCACCATAAATGATAATGTGATACCATTACTTTGATATGGTAATGATGTTAATTTTTTAACAGCCCCGGAACTATAAACAGACGCAAAGTTTGTTTTCATTTCGGCACTATTCAAAACTAAATCCCCTGCTTTCTCATTTCCAGTGGTAGTGCCTGGTGAAAAATAAACATATCCGTTAACCACTTGATGAAAGATGTCTTGATATAATGGGTAAAAACCAACAGTTTCTACTGGGAAAGAACTTGTTGTTCCAGTTGTATAAATTGTTGATCCACTAACATATGTTGTATCACCACCATAATTAAACGTGGTACCTGACGTGTTATCAAAAAATTTACTAGATGTAATTGAATTTGTAACACCAGAAATTATATCAACACCTTCAGTTAAATATTTTTTATATCTATGGTAGATTGACCCCCATTTTAAAATTAAATGGTATGGTATAAAATGCGATGCTCCAACCTCTCTAAAAAGGTTAGACATTAATATTTTACTATTACCATTATACTCTATAATATCATCTAAATCTTTAAATGGTAATGAGTTTAATAAAAGATATGCTGAACCAGAGTATCTTCCTACGTTACCACCTTTAAAAAAGTCAGAATATATTTGGTTGTGGAAATATGGTGTATTTAATATGTTTCTAGTAGTTCCACTTAATTCAATTTTATTTATAAATAAATTATCTTTATACGTGTCATTAATCCACATTTTAGGTTCAATAGGTGAACTAATAAATGAATCATTTGAATTTATTGACAATATATCATTAAACTTAAAGTCGTCACCATTTAGTGCTCTACCTAAGTAATTCTTATATGTTGTTGAACCAAACGGATATTCTTCAAATCGATATTCTTGAACCTCGTATTTTTTTATACTATTTTTTAAAGCGTCATATGAACCATCTGTATAATCAACTTTTCTAATTTTATCATATTCTTCAATTTTAAAATCTCTTTCAATTATCTCTTTTAAATAATCAACAGTTGCTATCTTGTCTTTGTAATAAGGGTGTCTTTCAAATGGAGAATAACTTGTTAAATATTTTTCATACCCAGCGGTTCCGGATAAAAGATATTCTTTATATATCGGACCTCTTAACATTGCTTTTAAATCAGGATCGTTATTTAACGCTCCCTCAATTGTTTCATACTCCTTATCTCTTAATTCTACAATAGCGTCTGTTGAAAATGACTCATATGATGTTGAATAAAAACCTCTTTCATATACTTCATACAATAAATTACTAATTGTTTTATCATTATATCCCTTCATATTTGATATGTTAAATAATGTTGAGATATTATTAACAACTCTATCATCATTATCTTTAGGGAATATGTAATTTAACTTACTAACATCAATTTCATTATTTGTTAATGGATCAACTCTTTTAGTTGCAACAGATTCGTATGTCTCAATAAATTCAACTTCCGGCCAAATAATTGGGTCATTTGCTTTAATACCATTTGCGATTTGTGCGTCGCCTGGATACATTAAAGTTGACGTGTTTTCGTTAATTTGTTTCTTAACTTGTGGCCAAGGATATAATCCCTCATTTTTGTTATCTACAATACTTCTTGCTGTTAGTATTGATTGTCTTTCTTTTGAACTTTGAATTGCTTTAACGTGAACATCTTTCATTAAACGAATGTAAGTGTCTGCATTAGCACATATCACGGCAAATATATTTCTGATTGTTGGTTTAAACCCGATACCTAAATCTGAATCGTTTTCAATGATTTCATTCATTTTGGTTTCCAACTTGTTTTCTAATTCATTTCTTTGTGCAACAAATTCGTTTTTAATATCATTGATGTCGTTAACCAAAATATCAAACGCAACACTAACTTTACCGCCCTTTGTACTATAATACCTTTTATTTAAAACCCTATCAAATGTTATTGTTTTTAATGATATACCGGTATCTTTAATTAGGTTTTTATCTAAAGTGACACCAAACGCTTGATTATTGTACGCTCTTTCTTTGTATTCATTTATTTTCTTGTTAAGTGCATTTTTAGTTGTACCCGTTATACTACTTAAACTAATACTACCCGCCTTGGTATCTTCTTCACTTGCAACTTTTGTCAATGGATAATATGCAACACCGTCATTTTCCGGATTATCTGGTTGTCCTAAATTTAAATAAGACCTACCCCAGGCATCAATACCTTTTTGAAAAGCTGTAATAATATTTTCATACTCTTTAACAGAACCTAAAACTTTAAAGTCAACAACATTTTTAAAAATTTGTGTTTCCAATAATCTTTCCGCAGATTCTGCGGTCATAACTAAATCTCTTAATGTTTTAATTGGAAAGTTTTCTGGAATTAGTTTTTTATTCTTATAGTCGGAGTATACCGATTTTAAGATAGAATAACCCTTTGTTGATTGAGATATTTTTTTCTCAATTAAACCTGTTTTTGTGTTTTCGCGATATGGTTCAGAGTTTTCGACCATATACATATATGGCGCAGCTAAAATATTTTGTAATAATATGTCGTTTAAATAAGCAAAAGTTGAACCAACAAATTTTGTAGTAATTTCAAAATTTCCGGATGTACCATTGAACTTACTTTTAAAATCAACCATGTGCAATCTATAACGAATTGCTTTACCGTAATACCCTTTTACCGTTAAATAAAATATTGGCCAAGGTAAATGAAAAAATGCTTGGTATGGTGAATTTTTAGGCGATTCAAATAATGTTTTACCTCTAGCATCGATTAAATTAATGCTAACCTCTGGTATTGCGTTTGCACCTTTAGTGACAATATTAATACTTTCAAAACCGAAACTTTGACCAGAGCCATCAGATATTTTTTCTTGAACATCTACGTTTGATGATAAAGCATCATTAGCTGCTGGGGTGAAAACGTCTGTCCAACTAGTATCGTAGTTTTGACCATTTTGATTACGTAAAAAATTTAATTCCCCGCCAGCAATTGAAATCATTGTGTTTTCATCACCGTTAGAAAATAAAGTTGTTCTAGGAACTAAATCGGCTTCTAGATTAACATACATGACCAAGTTTTCATGGTCAACCAATCTACTATGTATTTCACCATCATTATCAACAATACTAGATGGGTCGATATAAACAAGGTTTTGTTGGTCGACTTTGACAAGTATGTTTTCATTGATGCTGATTCTATTATTCGCCATAATATAGTTTATACAATTCTACCCCTCTTTTATAATCTTGTAAAGTGTTAACTAGCGGAAAAGGTATTCTTATTGTAGTATTATCCGGAATTTCAAACTCCATAGAACCAGAACTAGGGTTTGCCATCATGATTATCCAACCAAATAAGGGTGAATTGTAAAATTCTTGTGAAAGTTTATCTAATCTATCTTTATTTTTTCTGTATTGGATATATTTGTCACTAGATTTAACAGGTATTTCAATACCTGGAACAATTTTGTGTTCTTCATCTTCTACAAAATATTGATACCTGTCAAAATATTGGTTCATCTTAAATAATTTAATTTAACTCCACTACTATTATCTTTTGAGTTTAGCACTTTTTTTAATTTTTCATTTTCTGGTCCCGTTAATGTTACATCGGTAATAGTATATAATAATGGATTTGTATCTTTAACATTTGGATGTTTAAATTTAATTTTCTTTTCTTTAGTTGTGAGTATCAATTTTTTCATTTTTTTACTCATTTTAGAAATTATATTAGGAGTAAAGAAAAGAGTATCTGGTGAATCCTTATAAAGTGTTTCTAATTTTGTTATATCCGCTTCAGTTATAAAATACCCAATAAGGTCTTTAAAAACATCATCAGGTAATGTTGTATTATGTACTGAAATAAAATCAATAGTTGTGGTTAAATCATTCGTAAATGATTCAGGGTGTTCTTTTTGTATGAAAGTAATAACCTTTTTATATCTATCGTAAAAATCGGCAGGTATAAAATTAGCTGCTTGTTTTCCTGTTATAGTTTCTTTATCTGTTTTACCGTCCTTGCCATTTGTACTTAAAATAAAATTTAATTTATCAAAAATTTGGACAACTTTATTTCTTGCTGATTCTATCTCAGTTAATTTAACACCCTCAAGATCAGATATTTTTGTTTTAATTAAATCTAAAATAAACTGCTTTAAAATTAAATCTGATTGAGTAATTTTATAATCCTGTAAGAATGAATCAAATTCAAAAAAGGTACTTATGCTAGAAATACTATTAACTTTTTTAGTTAATCCCTGATTAAAATTATTAACCAATATTGAATAATCTGTTTTACTATCATATACCCCCAATAATTCAATTTCAGTTGTTGTTGAAACAGAATCATTTACATCCATTTTATATTTTTTTCTATAATTTGGTGAAATGAATAATGGCATTAACAATGGTCCATTAATAACCAATAACTCATTATATTTCGTTTTTAAACTATCAAAGTATAATTTTGTAGATTCAAATATGCTATTCTCGCCTTGTTCTAAAACATATGGTAAGTAAGATAAATTATCAGTTCCTTCTACTAAACCAATATATGTTCCATCAATTGGTTTGTTTGGAGATTCACTAACTATTGGTTTTGTAGGTGTTTTAGGCGCTGATTCTAAAATTTTTGTTAATTCAGCTATATTGAATTTCGTTCTGTCTTCAGTTGCTGTTGAGCGATGATCATAAACTTCAGTGTTTCCATAAAAGTTAAAACTCAATGCATTTTGTAACTTAGCAACTGGTTCTTTTAATCCTTGACCGCCGATAAAACTAATTTGCATCGTAACGTTGGCAATCATGGGTTGAATACCGATACCCTCTGGATTCATATCTAAAGGCGCATCATCGTAGTTTATTTGTATATTACCAATAATAACTTTTGAATGATAGAAGTCACCAATTCTCAATACACAAATTGGTGGTGGACCAAAAGTTGTATTTCTAGCATCTAGATTCATGATGTCACTAATATCCTTAATTGGGATAGTGTCTCCGGGTCTTAAACATTGTTGTAAAAATGTTAATCTAGAATTTAACCCCTCAGGTGTCATCGAATGGAACGCTGGGTGAAAATATTTTAATTTGTCCTTTAAGGCACTATAAGCTAATGGTGATGATTCCTCTAATTGTTGAAAATAAAAACATTCTGATAATATTTTCATTATTATTAATTTCAACGCATCCAATGGTGGTTTTCTATTAACAGTATCGGTTTCAACATCAATCTCGATTTTTGGTGGGTAAACACGCTCACTACCAAAATCTTGTAGTGGTTCACTGTCATATGGGTCAAACCCCTCACTTTCTACTGTTTCATCAACTGAAGTATAATTTAAATTTACTTTTGTGTGACGACATAAGAATGTAATTGGCGCTGCGATTTTTAATCCTGAGGTGTTTAGTAATTCAATACCATGACAATCAAGACCACCGCAATCACTATTTTTAGTGTTTTCACCTAACATAACGAATTTAATAATTACATTACCTTGTATATCATCACTGTATCCTAAATCTTTAAAAGAAATAGTTATTTCTTCTGTTCTTTGTGCTGGATTACTTTTTAATTCTGCTGGAGTTGCTTTCCACGTAAAACTAGGCACAGTACCACTTTTAGATATAGATTTTAAAACGTATTTTGCAACGCTATCAGATCTTCTAAACGCTAATTTAATATTATATTTTTCATCAGCAACAAATGATGTTGATGATTGCATTTCAAGTTTTACTTCTTTAATTTTTTTAGCTTCAATATCTTTTTTAATTGCGGCTGTTGCATCTTTAAGTTTATTATAATTTGTGTCTAATTTAGTGAAACCCTCATTTAGTTCGGTAACTGTTTTACCTGTAACACTAGGATCTGGGTTTTCATTATTGTATAATGTGTTTCTATCTTTTTTATTGCTTGCCGAATTACTTGCAAATATACTTGCTAAACCTGTTGCTAATTTAGATTGATATGTTGACTTTAATGCCACATAAGAAGTATATTGTGCCTCATAATCTGAATCAGCATATAAACCATCTTGAGGATGTGGTTGGTCGTTTCTAAAATATAAGTCACCATCAAACGATACTGGTTGTCCTGATGCACCGCCAGTGTCAAATGGTTCTGATTGATAAGGTAACAACCCATCGCTGTTATTAGGGTTTGTGGACACAATCTCACCAGCAGTTCTTTTAAATTTTAGTTTAAGATAATCGTCGCTAGTTTTACCATCACGATAATAACTTAACCAAATTTGTATAATCTCAATTTCTTCGGATTCCAAATTACCATAACGTCTAATTAAATCATAGAAATCTAATTGTTCACAACCAGCAAAAAATGAATTGATGTAGTTTGTTGATTCTTCATCAGACATACCCTCAAAACGTTTTTTAACTAATAAGTTTAAAACACTTGGGTGATCGACAACAACCTTAAACGATACAGTACCACTTCTTTCCGCATTTTGATATGTGTATATGGGTTCTGGTCTACCTATGAATTTAGTTGTTTCCCAGTTTGCCGTATTTGTCTCTTGAAATTTTAAATCATATGGCGGAAACCACATAACTCTACCACCATTAGGTCCTCTTTCACAATATGGTAAATCATTGTACGTAAATCCCGGCTTGTTTGATGTTTTCCATGCTAAATTCTCTATTGAGAACATATATTTTTTTGCCTGACCATTAATAATGTTTGTTGAACCATTAAATGCGTCTTTACCTCTTTGTCCGTTTGACATTGGGGCAATATTCAAATTCCAAGGAGTTGTCATTACACTTTCCTTAAAATTTCTAATTAAACCAGTACGTTTCATTGTGTCAGAATAATTCATATATGAACGGTCTTTTGTCCATACACGACAATATTCAATACCACTTTCTTCGCCAGAAAATTTATCAATATATTTTATAGCAGAACCTCTAGATAACATTGTCTCACCTTCACGAAAAACTCTACTTGTTTGGTCAATGGCATTTGCCACGTGTCCTTTTGCTTCACCACCATTCTCTGGTAATGTATTAAGTAATCTTTGTGTTTCACCTAGTATTGAATCCTCTCTAAATTCATAAGCCGTAGATAAACTTTCAGCATGTCTTGATGCCTCACTTTGCCATTCAGCATTATGAACACCTTTTATTTTTTCATTTGATTGTCTACTAACCCAAGTAAGTTTACCACCTATTTGTCCGCCATCCGATATATTTTTATCTTTATGAAATAACTTAGTTGCCGTTTCATCAAACATTAATGAAAGATAATAACCACTTCTTACTGGTCTATCATTAAAGTCCGAAATAGCATACATCACATCTTCACCTCTATCATCACCAATATATGCATTACCCCTAGGTGCTTCAACACCTAAAACGTTTTTAATTCCCTGTGCAATTTGATTTGGGAAATTAAATAATTTACTAGATTGTTGTGATCTGCCAGTTGTTGTATAATCTGGTTTATATTTTGAAAATGATAGGTTATTGTACAATGTTTGTAATTGTCCGTTACCCATATATTCAATTAATAAATCCGAAGGTTTTCTAGAACGCTTTGGTCTTCTTTCTATTCCAATTAAAGAACCTAACACACCTGTAACATCTTGAAATGCTCTACCTAATCCTGTTCTTGCTTCTGGTCTATATTTTACAGGATTTGCTGGGTTACTTAAATAATCACCAGGGATTTCACTCCAAGGGAATTCTACACCCGCAACCGTTTGTGCAAAATCAATTACCTTACCGGCCAAAGATTTAGCAACAGTAATTTTATAATTTTTTTCAACTAATGGCTCTCTACCTGAAATTAAACCGATTGCGGTATTTGTGTTACCCGCTAGTGCATCTAATATTCTAACTTTACTTAATGTATTAGCTAATAAGTTTTGTCTAATTCTCGCCTGTATTGGTCCCTCTGTTGCTGTTTTAATATTTGATGCCGCGAACTTAAATAATTCGGATTCATCATCATATTTGTCCGTTGTTAATATACTAATTAATGAATGGTCTTGGTCACGTTGAAAGTAGGGATATAAACCAAGATTTGCTCTTCTTGGTAAAACATCGATATTTTCCTTTACAACGTAGATTTCTGGTTTAAATGTGTTGCTATTTGATGCGTCTAATAAAAGTTTAGGTCTTTGGTCCGAAACTTCCCCTGGGTCAACGTTTGCGAAATTTGAAGTATTTTGAATAGAGTAATTACCAGACGTGAATGTTTGCGGCCCATTAGGTTGTACTAATGTCTTTGCTAACATCGCATCTCTTAATTTTTTGGTTGAATCAAAATCTAAGTAACTTGGCATCTATTCTTTATTCTATAAATAGATATTATTATAAAACCAATTAAGCATTTGCTAAATATGATCTAATTGGTTCATTTATTGCTGCAACCACCTGATCCTTCATTGAAGGGTCTTTTTGCATTGTTGTGGCTAGTAAATTAGCATAGTTATCGGCACCCGAAATTTTTAGATTAACATTAAATGTTGTTTCATTTCCGGAAATGGGTCTACTTTTAGCATCATTTATTTCTTTTTGAATTTTTTCTTGTTGTTTTTCATAAGATGTTCCCTTAAAACTATCACCACCTGGTATTATACCCATAATTTTGTTTAAGGTTTCTTCAGCGCCTTTAACTAATGCAGGACCGTTACTCGGGTCCATTAACGCGGTTTTAGCTTTATCTAATAAATCATAAACCTGAGTTTCACGAATACCTCTTCTTAAATTGTTTTGTAATAACAAATAAATGCTATTAATATCACTCATCATTTGTGTTTGAACGGTAAATTGGCTTCTAGACAAATCCTCCAAACTAGCGCCAGCAATTTGTTCTTGATATCTTTGTAGTGCGGCAACTTGGTCACCAGTCATATTTGATAATTCAACAAACGCCTGACCACCAAAGAATTGTTGCATTTCTTTTGGTATTTCAAACCCAATTGTTCCACCTGAACCAATTTGAGCCATATTTTTTATAAACTCTTTTTGATCACCATCCTTGAATTGAGGGAACATATCTATTTGACTCATTACCTCAAATTGGTTTGCTGCTTTTATAGCTAAACTCGACATTTCCCCCAGCGTCATCCCTAGCGCATCTGCTCTAGCTTTTGCAACTCTTAAGTTGATACCTGTAACAGCAAAACGACCTTGAGCTTCATCAAACACAGCTAAACTTCTTGCTGAATCAATGATTGAACTTTGTATGCCTTCCATATTATTGGTAACATCGTACATTGCTCTAATAGGGTCAGCTAGGTCACCAGCAGCGCCACCAATCATTTGTAGTTTAGCTGCCATATCAATAGCCCCTTCTGGTTCAAAAACTTTGTCAGCAACTACAAAAACTTTATCCATGTTTAGTTTTAGTGATTGTGCTTGTTGAACCATTTGAGTTAAACCTGCAACACCATTTTTAAATCCGTATTCATTTAGTTTACCTAAATTAGCCATTAATGTTTTTGTGGTTTCCCTAGCTGTTAAACCTTGTGCTAAAGATGCTTTACCAGCGTTTAATATAATTTTAGTTGCGTCTTGTAACCCATAACCAATATTTCTAAAATTCTCAGCATTTTCAAATATAGATTTTGCGCTATCCGTTAATGTACTACTAATCTTAAGTGCATTTGCAACTGTTTCTGCTGTATATAGTTTTGTTTGTCCGGAATTTTTACTTAATGCCGCTGAGGCATCTCTTGCCTCTTGCATTGAAACACCAAATTTAGTTGCTTCTTCTGCCGCTGTTAACATTTCCTCTTTCATAACACCAGCAAAATCACCCATAATTCCACCAGCTTCTGAAATTGATGTTAGCATTTTTGCTTCGTTATCATAAGCATCTGCAAGTAATCCAGCAGCATTTGATGCTAGTGAACTAATTACTCCTTTAACAAGATCCACGGGTTTTACCGCATTTGTGGCAACTGTTTTAAGTAGTGCAGAAATTTCTGAGGATTGCAAATCTCTCTGAACATTCAATTGGTCTTTAAATATACTTTCAGCGCCACTAACAATAATATTACCTAATCCACCTATTGCAGTACCAGCCAAACTCGATATTCTACCAACAACACTGCCAACAGCACCAGATGTTGCTGCTAGAACACCAGCGCCACCGGCGGCAGCACCAGTTGCAGCGGAAGATGCTGTAAGCGTTCTGATTTTGTTTTGAAGAGTCGATATACCATCGTTAATGTCTTGCTTTAGTGCATTGTTTGAACTATAGTTAGTTGTATTGGATTGCATAAAAGAAAGCAAATCCGTATTACCACGTCTACCATTACTACTAAATAATTCGTCAATTGCGCTGTTAAATCCCATAACCTATAAATATTAGATTAACCATTTTGCAAGTCAAATAAATAACTAACGAAATTTCTTCTTTCGTGTACTGGAATCATTAATACATCTTGATACGTAAAACCGTTTTTCAACAAGAATAATATTTCATCCATTTGATATTTCTTATAATCCGTAGAAAGGACGAAAAAACTCCACCCCAAAGTCAATAACAACTGTGACTTTTTCTCCTGACGGGGCGGCTATATCAATAAACAAATCTAATCCTGGTTTATTATCTGAAACGAATTTCTTAAAGTCCTGAGAATCCTTAATTGGCATCGTTTGAATGAATTGGTAAAGTGCCATTGGGTCTTTATTCCCATCAATGGATTTAATCATCATTTCTAGTCGTTTGGTTATTACATTAGAAACTTCTTTACCAGTTGTTTTATTCCTTATTGTTAGTAATTCATTTTCTTGTGATTGTGTTAAGAATTTGAATGAAATATCTTTTTTAGAGATTGGTAAATGATATGAATATTCATCATTTTCGTTTGCTTTTAAAGTAAAATCTTTTGTTTTTAAACTAGATAAATCAATATCCTGTTCAAAATTTTCACTTGTTTTAGGGTCAACCGCTTTTACCTTATAAATTGTACCAAATGCGGTATTTCGCAAGAAAATTAAGATTGCTTGTCTATCCTCTTCTAAAAGTTCATTTACGTCTAAATCTCTATCAAGAATTTTTCTTCTTAATAATTCGTCAATAACGGCTTCGCCATTGATTAAGTTGGGGGACATCAATACATTCTCATCAGCAGCGGTTAAATAACCCACCCTGACGGATTTTTTCTTATTTGTGTATGATAGTCCTTGCGAAGGTAATTGCACAACGTCGTATGCAATTGAGGGGTCTATGTTAAAATTTTCCATAATACTAGTTTACACTATAAGTACATTAAAGTAAAGTTTAAAAAAAAATTCGTTAAATCCTGCATTTCACGTGGAACACTGGACTTAACGAATTGAATATCAATATATTGTGTAGAATACTAGTAAATAAGTACGCATCTATCCATTCTTAAAGAACAGTCGATACTTGCCAATTCATCTTGAGAATATGCTAAATCACCGAAGTTTAAGTTGGTAAGGAAACAACCCTCTAATAACCACTTTTCAACAACAACACCTGTTGGGTCTAACATTTCCAAGTACACATCTTTTTTGTATCCTGCGGCATAACCCATACGACCTGTAACCGATTCTGCATGTAAGCGGAACCACTCCATAAGTGCTTGTGCTGCTGAAGGACCAATCGGGTCTTTAAACTGAACTTTAATTTCTTCCCAGTCAAATCTACCAGCAACGTAAGTTGAGGTGTTTAAGAAAGGTATTTCAACAGATTTAATTTTAGCTGATGGGCGAGATGTTGAAGTCACGTACCACTCATTTATACCTAATGTAGATGGAAATCTTAGGATAAATCTATTTTTTCTTTTTGGTTCGTAGGGAACCGGCATTTTCATTAATAAATCCGCCATTTTTTGTTATATTTGTTTTTAGTTTATTTGCTTTATTATAAATATATCACTAATTAAAATAAATTTATTTTTGGGTTTTCTTGGTTTTGTCGATTTTTTTCCGTAGCTTTTTGCAAACACTTATATAAAACATTAAAAAAATATCAAACAAATCTTAAAAAATAGAGAAAAAAATATAAAATTTTTAAAAAACATCATCTCTTTTCACTATCAAAAATTAAAATGGGGGATATTATGTCTACCCCCCATTTGTGTTTTATTTTAATTAATATTATATATTTTCAAAAGAAGCACCTGTTGGTGTTATTATGAATTCTACATCGATAAATTCTAATGATCTAGTTGGTTTAATGTAAATCTTACCTCTTAGTGTGTTAGCATCAATGTCTTCTGGGTCGTTAGAAACCGCTACGCGGAAATCATACAAACCTCTTTCTTTCTTAATAGAATCTAATATTGGGTTAACCAAACTTAAGAATTCTTGTCTTACTTGATCATCATTTTGTTCGAACAATAATCTAACTGCTACTGCTGAAATCAACTTTCTAGCTCTTAATAACAATCTTCTTACGTTAATTCTATCTAATGCCGATTCTCTTACTTGTAAGGTTTTGTTACCCCAAATAATTGTACCTGTATCAGAGAATGTCGCAATTGGGTTAATTCTGTTTTTGTATAATTCATCTCTATCATCTAATGTTAATTTTTTAGCTGCTTTAATTGAGTTAACTAAACCTCTTGAATAACCTGCAACTGCAAACCAAGGATATGATACATTATCGGTTAATGCAATGTTTTTAACAACTTCTCCTGTTGGTGGTAAGTAAAGTTGAGTTGCGTTGTCAGTATCTCTTACTTGAATCCAAGGCCAGTAAGTTGCTGAATAGTTTGTGTCTAAACTAACACTATCTAAATCATCAACAACTTCCGCTGTTGTTGTGTGGTTTGGTGCATTAATAATGTATAATGAATCCGCTCTATCATTCTCAACCATATCAATAGCTTGAGTTACAAGAGAACTGTGGTTTAACCAATTGATACCTGGAGTTGCAAATAAATTAATATCTACTGCTTCTGGATTAGAGAATGAATTAATACCTTCTAAATAAGCGTAATAATCTGAGTTACCAACTGTTGAACTGAATACACCACCACTTGTTGAGTGATTGGTTGAATATGTGTTTTTACCAAAAATATATCCGTCTGTGTTTGTTCTAACATTTCTGTAGATATCCCAACCATCAAATCCGCCAAATACTGGTAATGTGAATTTACAATAAGATATACCTGTTAATGGGTTATCCACACCTGTTTGACCTTCAAAGTCATATGCAGTTGTTTCATATACTGTATTTCCATTAGCGTCAGTTATTGTTGAGGCATTTGTTGATAAGTGAAAACCAAATGTTACCTCATTAGCACCAACACCCTTAAATTTGAACATGTCTTTGTCATATCCAATATGTGATTGCGATGATAAACCTAATGTTACTTTTTTAACTTTATCTCCATTAGATATTTCCGCACTACCATCTGTGTTATAATAAATTGTTTCACCTGCTGTATTGTATTTTGTTTTAAATGTTAAACCTCCGATAGAATCTTTGGTTGTACATCCTTTGAAACCCGCTGGAATTGCGTCTGCTGGCGCGTTATCAGCCAATACTAACATAACGTATTTACTTCTGATTTCATATTCACCATCAGATGTACCAATTTTTTTAGCAACGAAACCTGGAAGATCCGGATTCATTGAACATCTTGAGAACTTCTCTAGAACCACTTGGTTTTCGTCTGAATCATAAAAATCACGAACTAAAACATCAAATTCACCAGTTTCAACATTAATATTTTGAATAGTAATTTTAACTTCATTATTAGAAGCGTTACCATCTGATATTGTTAAGAAACTAAATAAATCAAATACGTTACCACCTCTTACTTCAGAAACAACTAAATTTGAACCCGCCATATCCCATTGTTGTACAAAATCTTCATCTTCTGCGTTTACATATTCAGTAGTATTTAAACCTCTGATTTGACCTTGTTGGAAAAGATTTTTAATTAAATTTGGATAAACTTCGTGAACATATATTGGGTTAACCGTTTTTTCTTTATCAAAAACATCAACACCTAAAACTTTTGTAATATATTTTGTTGAAGCAGTGTCAAAACTACAATCAAATGTTCTAACATCAGCATCGACGTCTGTAACAGTTAATGTGAATTCTGATAAAGGATCTAATGCAATATCTGATCCAGTAATTTGAACCGATGTTGTACCAGTAACTCTATGTGTTAATACTTCCGAAATGTATGAACCTCTAGACCTTAACAAACAAACAACTTTTCCGTCATTTGCTAAAGTTGCGCTATATTCATATCTTGTAACATCAAATGATGTTGTTCCGTGATTATAAACGAATAGGTATGAATAAACCTTGTTTGTAAAGTTTGAGTATGTGTTATACCAGTTTTTGGTTGCACTAATACCTATTGGTGATGAAACAGTGGTTCCAGTTAAAGAACTTGTTGCAGCAGTTGGTACAGTTCCAATTGTAAACCAGTTACCAGTATTCCCACTAGTGTTTCCACTATATCGGTCTAAGATAAATCCTGGTACTGAGTCGCCATCAGATGCTGTTTTTCCTGAAAGTTCAGCATAAAATGTTGAACCAGTAATACCACTTGCGGTAACCACTGTTGTTCCAGTTGTTGTTCCTGTTGTTACAAGGTCTCCAACAACCATACCACCCAATGTTTTAATACCATAGGTTCTGTTTGGTTTATAACCAGTTAAACCCAATACTCGGGTTACAAATAACTGATTTGATTCTTGTAAATATGATTTTGCTACATAAGGTAACTCGTATTTTGGGTTATCACTTCCGTCTTTTGCGGGTGAAGTGCCACCAAAATATGTTTTGAATTCGTCGAAATTAGACACCAAGATTGGTTCGAAAGCTGGACCTTTTAAAGTTTCACCTACTAAACCCAATGTTGTTACCCCTACACTTTGCGCTACGAATGTTAAATCTTTCTCTGAAGTGTAGACCCCCGGAGAAACGAAAACTCTGTTTGAATTTGCCATTGATAAATGTTTGGTTAAGTTATTTTATTCTTATCAAATAAATATCTTTGTTTTTAGCAAAGATTTCCAAGATTTTGACTACTTAGATAGTATTTTATCCTTTTTTATCGTTATTTATCTTTAGATATGAAAACAACAACCAAAAACGTCAAAATAAGTGATAAACATCACGAAATGGTTAAAACCCACTGTGATAAACACGGATTAAAAATTTATAAACTTTTAGAAAAATTAATAGAAGAAACCTGTAAACCTAAAAAAAGGGACATTTACGGGGAATCTTAGTGTAGATATGTCACACCAATTTTTGAATTAATCACAGGGGAATAATTGAGAGTTATTTCATTTGATGAACTAATATCAAATCCGCCACCCTCTTCTTCCAAAAGACCGTTAATATCTAAACTAACAATGCTGTCAATATTATTCAATAATTCGAAAACAAGGGTTGAACCATCGTAAGTGTAATATTCTGTGGAAACTTGAATTGGTTTACCGTAGCTATCTATGAATACACTATTTTTACCTTTATAATATGTTATTGCAATTAAACTATTTTCAAACGGAGCATCTACAAATGTTATTTTAGATGTTCCGGCGATATGGAAATAATCTACATCTCTTTCTTGTAAAAGACCGTTTATTGAAACATTAAATAGAATACCAATACTCTCACCAACGCTAAATTGTTTTTGCAAACCATCCCCTGGGAAAGTTACAACGGTCAATTCTATTGTTTTATTAATATATTTCTTTTGATAATTAGATCCTGCAATGAATTCATTTAATAGAAACATTCTACTAATGGCCGGCTTAACCTCAAATTCTTCAGAGTCAATTAATAAACCTAACAAAGTAAATTGATAATTTTGCGAGTAAAATCTACGATTATCAATTTGTTCAATCGGAGAGTTATCCTCAACCTTATCTAGTAAAATAGGTATGTAATGACCTTTTACCGTTGTATACGCTTGTCTAGATGCAAATTTTTGCATTACAATTTTATTGAATCTGTTTAGTTCACGTATTTTGTTACAAATAATGGTAACCTCATATGTAATGTCCACTGCGACCGGCTGTGGTATCTTATAAACGTCTGCACCCATTTGTGTGCCGTTCCAAGTAGCAACTGTTGCGTAATGGAAAGGTAATCTTTCTGGGATTGTTCTTTGTATTGATGGATTTGTTCCCGGTTGTACATCAGGTCTTCTTATGATACCCATAAATGGTATTTTCATATTACCGTCATCGTCGGAAAACTCCCAAGTATTCATTACCTGAGCCCATCTTTGTATCGTTAAAATTTTTGGAATAATTGGAATAGGTTTACCGTCACTAATAACTTTAAAATTAGTGTTAACAAAATCTAACATACCCATATCTAAATCGTCATGTAGAATAGAGTCAGGTAAATACGTATCCGACTTTGTTATTTTATCTAACAATTCCTGTCTTCTACCGGTCAATTCTTTACCTTTGTAGATTTGTATGTCGTTTTTTCTTTTTGGTATTCCCATTTTATACTCCTCTAAATTCTTGTTCCTGTGCTGGCGCGCAAGTTATTGTGCGATAATACGGCTTATAACCAAACAAGTTATGTTTGTTATCAGATGTTACCTTACCATCGTTTGTCACAGTATAGTAACGCATTTTATTTTCGGTTTCTGGATAACCAATATAATCACCGTACTTAATTTCAACCCCTAATTCACTTAGATGCTTAATATAAACTGAGAATGTTAAATTACCCGGTTCATTATATCGCATCATACCAGCTTTGTATGAATTATTTTTAGACGCTTCTACTTGAACCAAGGCGTTAACTTCGATTGGTGGGAAATATTTGATTTCATCAAGACCTACCTCACCATAAACCCCATCGGTATCTGTTTTTTGTCTATCAACTCTAAAAAGGACCAATTTCATGTTAAGATCACCGTGCAAATATTCTTGACCTATTTGTATCTGTAAATCAAAATCCTCGTTTGAGAAAAATTTACTTAATCTAGTTATTGGTAGTTTATTATCCATACAATATAAATAGTTTATAATGTATTTGTTTTTCCGTATATTTCTATATAAAGATTATGTTACCAGAAATTGAAGCTCGAGAAATACTAGCAATATATGAAGGGTCAAATAACCAAATCCTTGATTGGAAGAAAAAGTTACTTGACACCAAGAACTATAAATTAACAAGAACACAAGCTGATTATATTATAAAATATCAAAATGTGGTTCCTAAAGTGGCTAGAAAATATGTGAATATTGTTCAAACTTTTGGTGAGAAACTAATGGAAGATAAACTATTGGTTAAGCCCCCAGAAAAAATTTGGATTGAAAAGTTATTGTGTGAATCAGATAAGGCGTACCACATATGGGGTAAAGTTTTAGACGCCGAGAAACTACAAGCGTTATGGGTACCTAAGGTGGTAATAATGGCTGAAGAAAAAAAGTTAAACAGAGTAATTGA